TGGTGTAAATACCTTATGTAGTGCCTTAAGTATGGACAGACAAACCATAGAGCAAAAGATCGAACCTTTCTTGATTCAGAGGGGTTATATAGTAAAAACTCAAAAGGGAAGAATGTTGGTCGTGAAGTGAAAAAGTCCATAAACAAAATAGCTGAGTATTCAATGTTTATTATTGGAGCCATTATCCCTATAGGCATTATGCTATTTATCTTATGTTCAATATTAAGGAAGACCTAATGAACGCAAAAGAGTTGCACGATACCTCAATCGTAGTTGATCTCCACTGTCACCCCGCTATCAAGGCCTCTATCTTCCATAGGAACATGGGTTCAGAAAAAGAGAAGTTCCTTATGGGTCTTTTCAAGAGAAAATTTTGGCCTCTCTCGAACAGGACTAGCTTCCCAAAACTAATAGAAGGAGGAGTAGACGTTCTCTTGTCTACTGCTTTCATCCCAGAAGGAGGCTGGTATGAGGATATGTCCCTAGCGAAGTGGCTAATTAAACTGGCTCCCAATGTGAGAAAAGAAATCTATGAGGCCTCCTACTTCGACGCTACGATGAATGTCCTAGACGAGATAGAATCTCAGGTAATAATCTGGAACGACAAAAAAAATGTCAGAAAGATTAAAATGTGTAAGTCTGTTTCTGATTTAAATGGGGCACTTGAGTCAGGTAGTCTTGCTTTTATCCATTCTGTAGAAGGGGCACACTCTCTTCAAGCAAACTCAGCAGAGACACATCCTCACGATACTGATACTCCTCACAGTGAAAAATTAAATAATGCACTAACTAATCTAGAAGAATTTTATAATAAGGGTGTTGCCTATCTGACCCTAGCTCACTTCTATGAGAACGACTGCGCTCCTCCGGTTTTTCCGTGGCCTGAATACGCCCTCAGTCATGGAGACTGGGAAAGCCTCCTCAGTAAATGGGATGAGGACAAGGGGCTTTCTGATATAGGTGAAGCGGTTGTTCAAAAGATGTTTGAGCTAGGGATGTTGTTAGACATATCTCACTGTACCCTTAAGGCAAGAAAAAGAATATATGAACTGGCAGAACACCATGATGCTGGAGAATGTATCTTCGCTAGTCATGCAGGATCATTTGAAGTCAACAGGCTATCCTATAATCTTCAAGACTGGGAAATCAAGTGGCTCGCAGATCACGGAGGCGTTCTTGGCATAATCTTTATGAACTATTGGATTTCCCCAATCGACTCTCAGTTGGGATTAAAATACATAGAACAAACAATGAATCATATTATTAATATAGCAGGTACGGAAACTCCAGCAATCGGAACTGACTTCGATGGCTTCACCGATCCTCCAGACGAGATAGTGCATATGGGTCAGCTGCCAAGAATAACCGCCCATCTAAGGGCTGTTGGGTACGATGACTCTGTAATAGGCAAGTTTCTAGGAGGAAACGCTATGAGACTCTTACTCAATGGATGGAAAAAATGAAATTACCAATAAAATTAGATTACAGAAAAATATTCTTCTTTCTTTTATTGATCCCTATATCCTTTCTAGTATATGAAATAAGAGAAACCCATATTGATACCAGACAGGCTCAAGAAGAACTGTTCCTCCTCAATTCACAAAGAGCATCCAACCAACGCACGATCATGGGTCTTCAAGTAAGAATACTTCATTATGTAGAAGGACATGACGAAGAGGAGACTGTCGGAATGTGTCCTTTATGCTTCAAAAATATGCTCTTGGAAAGATACGACCATGAATTAATAAGAAAGTTTTTAAGAGAAAACGGCATAGACGCTCAGGCTTACTTAGACGGAGAGCTTTCCGAAGAAGATTTAGAGTACATTAACTCTTCGGTTCCGCAAAATGATAAGGCACGCGAGTAATGTACAGCTACAGGGCAAAGCTGGTCAGGTGTGTAGACGGAGATACGATAGATGTAGAAATTGATTTAGGTTTCTATCTAAAAGCTAATGTAAGGTGTAGGCTTACTGGAGTAAACACCCCAGAGAGAGGTCGCGAAAACTTCTCTGAAGCAACCCTCATCCTAGAGGAGCTGATAAAAGAACAGTCAGACCAAGAGGGATATTTTGAAATCTTTACTGGCAAGACAGGCAAGTATGGGAGATGGCTCGTCACCATCAATGGTGTTAATGATGTAATTGCTAAAAGATGGCCTTATGAATGACAAATGTGAAGAAGAGCTATTCATAAACCTGCAAAGGCTATCGTCCCAAAGACCAGATGTTGTTAGTGTCTCTATAGACGAAAATGGAGAGGCTGAATTTGAGATAGACTTTGATTTCTTTTTAGATAATATAATAGACATGTTCGGATCAAAGGGGGAAACTCTTGAAAAATAATCCGTATGAGCCGCCAAGTTTTCCCACACAAGAAAAAAAAGACCTACGGATTGACCCAAATATTGTATATAAAGAGTTTCTTATATGGATCGCTTCGCTTACAGCCTTGTTCTTTCTACTCGACAGCGTAAGAACTTTAAAAATAAACATTATAAAAAACATACTTTTAGTGGTACAATATGTTATAGACTTAAATAATTAGGAGAATATTATGCAATGGACTCATTATGACCATACAAACAAAAATAGCAAGGGTCAAGACAGGCTTAAGAAAAAATCAAAGAGTGCCTCTATAGGGATTTACTTCTTTCTCGCTGTTATGTTGGCGTGTTTTATGCTCGTAATATTAGGATAAATTATGGATAACAAAGAATGCGACTGTTCGCAATGTAACGACTCTGGTGTTGTATACCTCTATAATAAGGATGGGGATGTTACCAGTAGGCCATGTCCCAGATGCACAGAAGATGTAATAGCCCATATCAGAAATTGGAAAGAGCAAATGTTTGATGGGTAAAATAGAAAAATATGACCTAAAGTTTTATAGCAAAGCCTCTCTGTATTTTTTCCTGTCTCTAGCCGCAGGTTTATTCTGTAGTAGGGGATGTATATAGTGAGTACAGAAAGAAGAATATTGGTATATAAATCAAAACTCAAATGGCTTTTTATATCTGGGTTTATTTGTGGAATCGTTTTAGGAACAGCTATTGTAGAAATGTGGATTAAATGATATTTCTATTTGATGTTGATGGCACGCTTACCCCTGCGAGACAGGCAATAGAGCTTAAGTTTAAAGACTTCTTTTATAACTGGATTATTCAGCGTCAAAGATATGGTGATAAAGTCTATTTTGTCACTGGTTCTGATAAAGACAAAACAATAGAACAGATTGGAGAAAAGATATGGCTACAAGTTGATGGGTCTTACCAAAACTGTGCCAATCAACTATACTGTAAAGGCCAACTTATAAAGGAGTCTGATTGGAGACTGCCTGATGACCTAATGTGGGATATAATAGACACTCTATCTAAAAGTCAATGGTACGGTACAGCAAGAGGCAGTATAGAAATGCGTGTGGGCATGGCAAATATATCAACAATCGGACGGCAATGTTCATTAAAAGACCGTACTAAGTATTATGAATGGGATAAAGAAAACAAAGAAAGAGAGTGCATAGCTAATAAACTAAAGAGCTTGTATCCTAAGATTGAATTTTCTATAGGTGGAGAAATCAGTATAGATGTATACCCAGAAGGCAAAGATAAAAGCCAAGTAGTAGACGAGCTAAAGGGTAACACAATGTTTTTTGGAGACAGTTGCAATGTAGGGGGAAATGACTACTCTATATCTCGGAAATGTTCTATCTACCATCCTATTAACCACTGGGAAGAGACTAGACAAATACTGGAAAAAATAACGTGAAAACAGAAGGCTATTACGAATCTAAATTATACATGTTTCGGTTTACAATTTTATAGGGCACGCGAGTTATAGGATGACTATGGAAAAATTAAAAAGAGGACAAAAATTATGCAAGGCGTGCAATGGTGTAAATGCAGCAAGGAGCAGAAAATGCAAACATTGTCATAAAAACTTTATAAACAAGAATACCCCTGTTAAAAATGAAGTTAAAGACTGGAAATCTCTAGAAAGAGGACAACAAATAAGAATCATACAGGGTTCTGGGCCATATTTTATCTGTTCTAGCGATTCAGAAGACCATTCTTCTGGTGAAAAGGTATACATGGGCTGTAAAGGTAAATATGAAGTTAGAGAACTTAGATCTAACGGAATACTTTGCTGCGGGATTGGAAAAAAGAATACGGGTATAGAATTTGTCTATATGGGTGAAAGAAAAATATCCCCCTCTACTGGAATCATAAAAGCCCCTCATAGAATTGTAAAGTTGAGGACAAGAAAAAGAAAATAGGGGTATAATATATTATATCAATATAAAATAGTAACATTGGAGTCAAAATAATGGCATTAAATACAACGGCCACCTTATCCTCGGACATAGTATTCCAGCAGCAGGATACGGAGTCTACCTCTTTAGACAATAGGCAGGGTTCTCTAACCTATAGTCAAAGCCTAACATCGGGCACAGGTTCTACCAATGTAAATTCTGTGTATTCTTCTTTTTCCCATTCCATAGGAGTGGGTTCTGGCCTATCTCTAGATTTTACAAGTCTCTCTCAGTCTATTGTAGGCAGTACCATGACGGTTCCAATGAGTAATCTAAAAAGTATAGTCATCCGAAACTCTAGTACTACAACTGGAGAGGATATTCTAGTAAGGGCCACTGGATCAAACGCCTTAACAGAAGTATTTAATGGAGGGTCGGGAAACCTTAATGTAAAACCATCAGCTACTTACATGTATTCAGACCCATATACTGGAGCTACCATTGACAGCTCGAACAAAAATTTTCAAATAGTAAATGACGGAACTGGAGCAATTTCTGTTGATATAATCGCAGTAGGAGTTACTGGCTAATGGAAGAGAGGGTTTTTGTCCCTAAAGGATGGGGATATGAGGATTGGATTGTTAATAAAAAAGAGTATTGTGGAAAGCTCCTCTTCTTTAAGAAGGGTAAGAGATGCAGTTGGCACTACCACAAACTCAAGGACGAAACATTCTATGTTCACAAGGGAGAGCTTGAGGTAAGACATGGGTGGACAGACGATAAGAATGGATTGAACACCCAAGTTACAATACTTAAAGCTGGAGATACCTTTCACATACCAGTAGGATTGAGACACCAAATGACAGGACTAACAGATGTGGAGATGTTTGAGTTCTCAACTCAACATTTCGATGAGGATTCAATAAGGATAGAAGTAGGAAGCCAATGAAAAAGGTGAGCATTATAACTTCTCTCTATAAGGCTGAGAAGCATTTAAAAGGATTTCTAGAAAATATAGTTAAACAAACGATCTTTGATGATTGTGAATTGTTCCTGCTGGATGGAAATAGCCCTGAGAATGAATATGATATAATAAAACCCTTTCTATCTTATGATAACATTAGGTATGAGAGGTTAGAGGAAGATCCCGGAATCTATGGTTGCTGGAACTATATGATTGAGAACTCCGACAGCAACTACATTACAAATGCCAATGTAGACGATAGGCTAGTCGATGATTGTATTGAGCGTCATGTTGAAATATTAGATAGATTTCCGACCTTTGATGTATCGTATTGTTTAAATATTGTTTCTGATACGGCTCTATCTTCAGATAATTCTTTGGCTTTTATAGAAGAAGTAAATTCAAATCCCGACATATTTGATAGATTAGTAAAAACCGGACAGCAGAGAGTGTTTCCAACAGGCCCTTTTTCTAAGAGGAATATGTTAGATACTAATCTACCCCATAATCATCCTGTGTGGAGAAGGTCTATACATAAAGACTGTGGTATGTTTGACACTGAAAACTATATATCTGGAAGTGACTATGATTTCTGGTTAAGATGCTGTATAGAGTTTGACAAAAGGTTCATACTTATTCCAGAAGTTTTTGGGATATATCATGATAACCCAGAAGGTATGTCAACCAAAAAAGAAAATATGGACAGAAACATGAATGAGTTTAGGAATATAAATGACAAGTACAGGTCAACATACTACGAGGTATAATTTTTGTACCCTGTCAGACTACGACTATCTTCACTTTGGCCTTTCTCTGTTTGAATCTTTACAAGAGCACGCCAGTTCCTTCCATCTATACTATCTCTGCCTAGATGGTAAATCGTATGAGACTCTAGTCGAAATGAACCTAGACCACCTCACACCTATTTTTATCGGAGACCTAGAGGAGAACGATCAAAAGTTGAGGGCTGTTAAAAATGCGAACCCGTCAAGAGAAGCTCTTATACAAGAAAATTACTGGAACAAGACAGAGAATGACAAGAACGCAAGAACCATTCAGTACTTTTGGGTTTTAGCATCATACTTCAGTTGGTATGTGTTAAAGACATACGATGTCGATCATATTGTTTATGCTGATTCAGACATATTCTTTTTTGACAACTGCAAAAATATATTTGATGAAGTTGAGGATCACAGTATAGGGCTTGTGAGCCATAGGTTAACCAGATGGTCAGAAACAAGAGTGTGGGGAAACGACTGGGCTAGCACAACAGAAAAGGACACCATACCAGATTCAGGGTTCTTTAATGTTGGTATAGTCTATTTTAAAAATGATGAGGTCGGCTTTAAATGTGTGGAGACTTGGAAGGACTGGCTGCTAGACCCTAACAATGAATACTATGAGGACTACGGCACAATAGGAGACCAAAGATATTTAATGTTGTTTATACCTCTTTTTGGAAGAGACAACGTTAAGGTTATGGAGTCAATAGGTCATCTTGCACCTTGGAATGTTCAAAATCATAGCTATAATAGTAATAGTATAAACTGGTTGGGGCAAGAGCAAAGTTTAATATATTATCATTTCTCTAATTTTGCTCCAGACTTTCCTTCCATGTCTTATCAGCCGTCACCGAGACACGGAAATGCCTTTGGCCTTGTTAACATTCACCCTTTCTTGAGAAAAGTGCATGATGAGTACTTTCTATCTCTACTTAACTCTAAGGAACAGTTAAATGAAATTAGCCTTCGGAATGATAGTATTTGAAGGAGACTATGTCCTTCAAGAATGTCTAGAACAAGTTTACCCATATGCAAGTCAGATTCTTATAGCGGAAGGGCCTGTTACATTCTGGCAGAATCAGGGTAGAACTACATCTCTAGACAAAACCAATGAAATACTAGATAACTTTCCAGACCCTGAAAATAAAATAATTGTTAAGCACGGCCAGTATTACGAGAAGGACGAACAGTGCAGAACATATATGAACTATATCAATGATGATATAGACTATATCTGGAATCTAGATTCGGATGAGCTTTTTAAGTCTAAAGACATAGAGAAGGTAATTGACTTTCTAAAACAAAATGACCCCACAAGTGTTGGAGTTCGTAGCTGCTCATTCTATGGAGGATTCGACCACTACCTTACTGGCTTTGAATTAAAAAGGGACAATTTCCTTAGGATATTTAAATACGAAGCTGGAGCAACATGGTTAACACATAGGCCACCAACCATACGCTATCCAGAAAATTCTAATATAAAAAAGAGACATATAGATAGTGAAACACTGTATAATATGTTAGATGTTCAGATGTATCACTATTCCTACGTCTTTCCAGATCAAGTATTTAAAAAGGTCAGCTATTACAAAGATAGCGTGTCAAAAGATAGATGTATAGATAACTACTTTGAAAACGTTTACCTACCTTGGGTTACAGGTGATAATAAACAAAGAAGACTGATAGAAAAAATGTATCGTGGGGCACATGAATTTAAGCCTGAAGCAAGAGGTGATTGCTTTACAGATAAGTTCTCACTTGAACACCCCTTATCTATACAAAAAAACATGTCTTCGTTAAAGGGGAAGTTCAACGAGCAATTAAAAAATTATGCATGAACACATAAACTCTTGGAAAGACTGCACGAAATCGTTTGAACAGCAGCTTCAGTATAACCTATTTGAACTAAACGGAAACTATCCACCGCACTGGAATAGTTTCTTGTTTTGTATTGATAAAAACAAGCCTAAGAGAGTTGTTGATATTGGGTGTGGTGTTGGAGCGTATGGTAAACTTTGCCTAGATAAAGGCACAGAATATATAGGTTATGATTACTCCGAGAACGCAATAGGTATTGCAAAAAGAGAGTGGGGATTAGATGTATATTGTTCTGACTATAAAGATATAAGCAAGGATCATATTAAAGATGGTGATTTGGTGGTGGCAAACGCTTTATGTGACGTGCTGCCAAATGCGCATGACTGTTTATTGCACCTACTCAACCTAGATGCTAGCCGAATTTTAATTCAAAGAATTGAATATTCCTCTGGCGAAGAGTCCTTCTCTGAGTATAATGCTTACAGTTTGACAACCTACAAGTTTTTCCACGATAAACAAAAGACATACAGAGCAGCACAATCTTTTGATTATAAAATAAAAGAGAGACTTATATCGCCCAACACATATGATTTAGAGATATATAAATGACAAAACTACCTCATATAAACCCAGATTTAGCCGTGTCAGATAGTTTAGCTATAGTTGCATCAAGCGCTAGACTGCTATCCTCTGAACACGGGTCTACTATAGACTCTTTTAAAGATGTGGTAAGGTTCAACAAGGCTCCTGTAAAAGGTTTTGAAAAACACGTTGGATCAAAAACGACTATTAGAGTTGCCAACAATCATGTTTTTGGAAACGTTCCTCACTCCGGATGGGAAACAGAGCACCAGCCAACCAATTTTATAAGAGATCAGAGAAACGTAAACATAGTACATTTAGGGGTTAATGAATTTTGGGGAGAAAGGGAAAGACATATACATGATAGCTGTAAGGCATTTCTTGTTGACTATACATTTATAGACTCCATGATACCTTTCTTGGGCTCTAGACCCTCTGGAGGGTTTTGCTTCCTCACACTATGCGTTGAAGTTGGGATAAAACCGGCTATTTTTGGTTATGGAATAGATGAGGATAGCTATGGTCATTACTTTGATCCAAACTCTGTAAGTAGTCACAAGTTTTCAGTGGAAAGAGAGATAATTAAGAGCTGGATAGAAACAGACAAGGTGGCGTTTTACCAATGATTCATTATATTATACCAGCTAGAAGAAATTCCAAAGGACTACCCTTTAAAAACCGAAAACTTCTGCACCATACTCTGGATATACTACCAGACAATGTGCTACCACAGGTAATTGTCAGTACTGATGATGAATTTATTATTAATGAATGCATTTCTAGAAATGTTTGTTGTCTTAAAAGGTCTGCGGAGTTAAGCGGTGATAACATATGCATTAGGGATGTTATGGAAGACTGCATTGATAAATGCGAAATAAGCAAGGACGACACTATAGTTATTCTATACCTAACTTATCCACAAAGAACATGGGAGACTATTCAAAAGGCTCTAGAAGTTTTCATTGACAAAAAACTAGATTCACTTCTCTGTAAAAAATCCCCCTCAACACATCCCTGCCTGTGTTTCTTCGACGCTGGAAAAAACCAAGGCACCCAAGTTATAGGGCATGATCTTTATCGAAGACAAGACTATCCTTCTTGTTTCGAACTTTCATTCTATGTATGTATATTTAAAGTATCAAAAATTTCTAAACTATCCAAGAATATGTTTTGCGAAGACACATATTTTTTCCCACTAAACGATCACCTAGATATAGACACCGAACAAGATTTATCAAAATTTATGGAGGAAAAAAGTGGACATAAATAAATCTGTATTCATTATAGCTGAAATCGGTATTAATCACAATGGAAGTGTAGATCTAGGAAAGAGACTGGTGGACGCTTGCAAAGAGTCGGGTGCTGACTGTGCTAAATTTCAAATGCGTAATCTCAAAGAGCTATATAGGGATAGCGAAGACTATCAAAATGAAGACCTGTCCTCTCAATATGTTCTTGATATTTTAAACAAGTTTAACATGGAAAAAGAGGGTCTATTTTGCCTTTTTGATTATTGTCAAGAAATTGGCATAACTCCCATTTGCACACCTTGGGACATAAGCAGTTTTAATAGTCTTGAAGATTATGGTATGTCGGCTTACAAGACAGCATCTGCTGACTTAACCAACCACGAACTACTTAAAGCTATCGCCCTATCTGGTAAACAGATGTTTGTTTCCACGGGAATGTCTATTGAGGAAGAGATCGTAGAAGCCAGCCATCTGTTGAAAAGAAGCAACGCTCTATTTAATTTACTACACTGTAACTCCACCTATCCCCCTCCCTTTAAGGATGTTAATCTAAATTACCTTACTTCTCTAGAAAAGATATCGGGCAGACCAGTTGGTTATTCTGGACATGAGAGGGGAATATCTGTCCCCATAGCCGCTGTTGCTAAAGGTGCAAGAATAATAGAAAAACATATCACCCTCTCAAATGACATGGAGGGAAATGATCACAAGATAAGCCTGCTCCCTGAAGAGTTCAAGCTTATGGTAAAATACATACGTGAAGTTGAGCAGTCCCTAGGTAGCTCAGACCCCAGAACCTGTTCCTCTGGAGAGTTAATCAATCGAGAAGGCCTTTCCAAGAGTATCATTTCGAAAGTAAATATCAAAAAAAATGAAACCATAAAACGAGAACATCTTGACATAAAAAGTCCCGGAAAAGGACTTCAGCCCAACAGACTTCCAGATGTAGTAGGCAAAAAGGCAAAACGAGACATTCCCAAAGGACATTTCTTATATGAGTTTGACATAAGAGACACGGTTTCAGCAAGAGAGTATGACATCCCTCGCAACTGGGGTGTGCCAGTTAGATTTCATGACTATATGTTTTTTCTAGAAAATTCTAACGCTAAATTTCTTGAGTTTCATTTAAGTTACAATGACTTATCCTTTAATATAGAAGAAACATTCTCAGATAATATATATGACATTGATTTTATTGTTCACAGTCCCGACATCTTTGAAGGAGACCATCTTTTAGATATTTCTCTAGAGAATGAGGAACACAGAATGGAATCAATAGAGAATCTACGCCGAGTTGTTGATATTACTAAATCAATGAGGCCTTACTTTAATACAAAAGGAAAAACTACCATAGTCGCAAGCGTTGGTGGCTCTACAAGAAATGCCCCGATGCACCACTCAACGAAAGCCGAAGCGTACAAAAGGGTGGAGATGTCTCTGAGAGAGCTAGACAACGAAGATACAGAAATTATAATACAAACCCTTCCTCCTTTTCCGTGGTATTTCGGTGGACAGTTGTTTTTAAATCTATTTGTGGACTCCAAGGAAACCTTTGAGTTTTGCCAAGAATACAATCGTCGAATTTGCTTTGATACATCCCATTCTCAATTGGCATGTAATAGAGATAAGACTGGGTTTATTGAAAGCGTATCTCTACTCAACCCCTATATTAAGCATATGCATGTGGCCGATGCTCACGGAATGGATCAAGAGGGAGTGCAATTAGGCTATGGAGATGTTGACTTTGAAAAATTGTTTAAAGTGATTAATGTAGACACCACATTCATACCGGAGATATGGCAGGGGCACAGAAATTTTGGAGAAGAGTGCTGGAAAGCATTGGACTATATAGAAAACGTATTTAAGGCAGAGGGACATTATGGCTCATATATTTAAGCACCCCAAAGAAGACACCAAGGGGATTGTAGTTATCTCTCATCAAGAAGCAGAGAGAGGGCTAAACCACTATTCAGATATGATGAACAGAATAGGTGAAAAATACTTTATAGGAATACACTACGGCGGATTTTCCAAAGGTGTCCGATATCCCGGTTTCGCTGATTTTTTTATGGGAAGACCCTCAGTAACAGACATATCACAAAGATATCCAGATGCCTTTGAGATTCCAATCGTAAGCTCTAACTTTACGTCTACCGTCTTTAGAAAAGACTCGGAAGTAAAGAAATACTGGGACATAATTAATATTTCGAGAGCGGCCAACGTTAAGAGGCTAGGCGATTTTTTCAGAGAAATAAAAAAGATATACAACAAAGGATATAAATACAAGGTTCTTCTGATATCTCCAAAGAGACACGAAGACACCCCAGAAGACCATTTTATGGATATAGAAGATGTATATTATGATATGTTCTCAAAAGAAGAAAGACAGTGGTTTACCCTAATGAGACTGGCCCAAAACTTAGAGTTCAAGGGGCTTAGTAAGACCCAGCTTTCCTATTTTTATCAGTCTTCAAAATGTGCAACGTTATTTTCAGATTGCGAAGGGAGCCCCGGAGTAGTGGCAGAAGCTTTGCTTACTGAAATCCCTGTAGTGATGTATGCGGGTCAGCTTGGAAGCGGTAGAGACCTTTTAACGGGGGAAAATTCTGTTATGTGGGAAGACTACAACAGTGCCCACGAGTCTCTTATTCACGCTGTAGAAAACCATAAGAAGTTTGTATTTGATTCAGAGACCCTTGCTAATGCATACAGTGAGAACAAAGGACTGGAACATCTGAAACTTTATTTTGAAAAGCTATACTCTTTACACGGAGAAGAATTCGACGGAGAGTTGATTAATACAGATGATTTGGTTAGTAGGCTTCCATCTCATTACACTGAGCTGCCTTGGGTTGATACTAGACTTTATAATGGACACATGACTAAATCAGAACATTATGAAGCTTTTTGCAAGGAGCTTAAATTATGACACGCGATGAAGAATTAGAAAAAGAAGAAAGAGAAAAATATAATTATGTCGTTAATGAAAAAGGTTATGGCTCCGATTATGAGAGAAAGGTACAAATAGAGAGAATGGTAGGTGGTCTTGGAGACGTTTCGGTAGCCTACTTAAATATTCTTTCAGAACTTAAGAGGGGTCGTTTTGCAGAAGATAGCTTTATAGAAGATAGCTTTAAAGTTCTAGACATAGGCTCTGGGCCCGGAGGAGTTATGGCATGGCTATTTTCAGAGCACGGAGCAGACGTTTATGGCATAGATATATCAGATGCATTCGTTGAATACGCAAAGAGTAACTTTCCTTTTTTAGAAAATAATTTTGTAGGAAATGCAAGCAACATGCATATGTTTGAAGATAATTCCTTTGACTTGGTTCAACACCTAGATGGGATGGAGCATATTCCAGTTGAATGGGAAGAAGACTGCCTAAAGGAAGCTGTTCGCGTTTCTAATAAGTATATATTCTACGAGAATGCTTGTCAAGATGCACACGCTGACAATTGGATGGCTGAGAAAGATTACACAAAGGCTCATATAAATATCAAGTCCCCAAGCGAATGGGTAGAATTTTACAAAAGTCATACTGAAGAACTAAACTATGAAATAATACATAAGTATGAGGATTCAAGTCTTCATCAAGCTATAATATTGAGGAAAAACAAATGACACATAAAATAGTTTTCGTAGTAGCTCATCCCGACGATGAGAGTCTCTGGATAGGGGGTTTATTAAATTTTCTAGTTAATCGAAACGAAGTTGAGCCCTACGTTATTTGTATAACAGGCAGACATGACCCCTATCGTTACAAAGAGTTTGAAGAGGCAATGAATGTTATAGGGTTAAAGAGCTGGTCAGTACAAGAAGAAAACATTCCGCAGAGAGGGGGAATACCCCTAAGCAACCCCGAAGGAGCGTTCTATAAAGGTTTAGAAGAGTTGAATCTATCTTTAAGCGATATCGACCTGTTGATAACCCACCCATTTTATGGTGATGAACATCTACATTTACAGCATGTGCATCTTTTCTCCAATTTATATTCTATATCAAGCTCAAACAATACACCCTTTGGTTTTTTTAGCACATGCACAATTCCCTACTTTAAACTGACTCCACTTTCTATAGATATGAGAAGGGATGGGAAAACGCATCTTGTAAATTTCTGTTCATGTGAAGGCTCTCACAAAGGGATATCTCCGTCGCATTTCTTTCAATTTAAAATAGATGGTGAGGTAAAAAACAAAATGCTTAAATGCTACGACTCAATAAACCAAGAAGAACACCAGAGAGGTTACGCTTCTTGGGACAGTTGTGTAGAAGGACTGTATGTGCTAGACAGTCATGGTACAAGTATACTAGAAGAGATACAAAAAAATCTAAACATACCTGCAGAAGGAGCACTTTTTTAATGACTATTTTAATAACAGGCATAACAGGCTCTCTTGGAACCGCTCTGGTTGAGGAGGGTATCAAAAGAGACCATCATGTAATAGGGGTGGCTCATTCCGAAAAGAGAAACAAGCTGATGCAACTTCAATATCCTGACGTTGAACTTCATGTAGCAGATATATCCGATGGAGAAGTGCTAGATAAAATAATCAGCAGATGTAATGTGGATTATATAATTCATTGTGCAGCAATGAAGTACATAGACATATGCGAGAATAACCCGACGAGAGCAGTTGATGTTAATGTAAACGGAAGTAGAAACGTTATCAATTCGGCCTACAGTCATGAGGTAAAAAATGTCATAGCTGTCAGCACGGATAAAGCCATTAACCCATCATGCGTATACGGATCAACAAAACTACTGATGGAAAAAATGATGTTGGAAAATAACTATTCTGTTATACAGGGGGTTAATTTCTTTTTCTCAAGCGGAAGCGTTCTTGAGATTTGGGAACGGGCCAAAGACAACCAAGAGCCGATTAAAGTCAACACCAATAATACCGTAAGATATTTTGTCGATGCTGCCGATGTCGCCAGTAAAATATTAGACAACCTGTCGATACAGGGACAGTATTTAAACCTAGATAGTTGCTATAGGGTGCATTTACACGACCTAGCCACAGCTTTTTGTGAGTACCATGATTACCACAATACAGCAGAGTATGAGCCTATTTCAGCAGAAAAAGTTGTAGAGGAAGTTCCGGAGAATGTTAAAATTATGGAGATAGGCGTTACAGAATTAAAAGATATATTTAGCAGGTACGATCATGTCCATTGAACTTGAAGATCTAAGTCTATTAAAAGAATTAAGAGAGCAATTCCCTGATGGGAACTCATGCGCAATACTAGGTGACTGCAAAATACATAACCTGAGCGGAATAGAAGAATTTAAAAGTGTAATGAATTTTAAAGAAGTGGATACCTTTGACGTTAATGGAAACCCTTCGTTCAAAAAAGACTTAAACAACCTACTAGATGAATCTTTCCATAGTAAATACGACTGGGTAATCGACTCAGGGACAATGTATTGTTGTTTTGATACCTGTACAGTTTGGCAAAATATAATAAACATACTAAAGGACAAGGGTTGCATACTGCACACCGGAAATTTATCTGGATTTTACGGTCGAGGCTTTTATTCGCTAAGCCCTGCTCTTTTTAGAGACTTTTATAACGCTAATGGTTTTGATATTAAAATGATGGGTTCAAAGACTCGTCAACAAAGAGAGTGGGTAAAATTCGATCCAAAAAATACATATCTAGAAGAAGCCTCAGATAATGCCATGAGCTTTGCGGAGACCAGTAGAGGATACATACCCTTAATACCAAACGATGCAATGATTTCATGTTTTGCTACGAGGTCAACAAAAGTAGAGTTTAAGAAACCAATACCACAACATTTTATAGATACCAATGGAGGTTGATATGCCAAATCTTAATTTTAACAAAGAAGAGGTTTTTAATACAATACAAGAAGAAGGCTTGTGCAAGATTGACAATTTTTTAAGCGAGCAGGAGACACTATCATTAAAGAACGAGCTATTATCTACCTTCAGCACTATGGAAACTGGAGAAGAATTTGAATTTCCCCATGCAAAGGAACTATCCTATCCTTTTGGTAAAATATGTAGAGTGTCAGGGGGCTATTTAAAGAACTTTCCCAATATCCTTGCCTCATTTAACCATCCAGAATTGCACGAGCTAACAGATAACTATTTTAACAAGCCTCACCACAAGTTATTTCAGGTGTTTTTTAGCCATGAATATTTAACTCCAGATCAGACCGATGGGGTGACAAGGAACTCTGTCTTGCATGTTGACCCATATCACGCCTTTAAGTTTATGATATACCTTACAGATTGTGACGAAAACAACGGTGCATTTAGGTATATTAAGGGCTCACATATAGACGGACAGAAGGCGAGAGAAGGGCATGCTATCGAAGGCCTAATGGGGGATAAATACAAACTTGATGAGAATCCAGATCTTTTTAATAAATACTCAGAGGATGACGTTGTATACGCATCTGGAAAATCTGGAGATTTACTAGTTTTTACCACTGATATTATTCATGGTGGTGGTATAATTAAGAAAGAAGGATTAGAGCGAATAGGTATTATTTGCCATAATAGATAACAATGATAAATTTATTCAACATAAATGATTACACAATAGACACAGCGAGATTTTCAAATCTCCTGCACGACAATATCGTTACGGATTTTGAAAAATCTTTTGCAGAATATGTAGGTGCAAAATATGCCTGCTCCGCAAACAGCGCGTCTAGCCTGATCTACCTAGCTACCAAAAGCTGCGATGATATACTTTCAATACCCAGCTGTATACCTCCGGTTGTTCCCAACGCCCTTGAAATGGCGGGGGCTAGATATATATTTCAGGATGACGTTGATTGGGTAGGAAGCGCATATACCCTTATTGATAACCATGAGCGTACAATAGTTGACTCTGCTCAAGAAGTTACGAGAGATCAGTTTAAGAATTTACAAAATCCAAATGCAGAGATGATCTTTAGCTTCTATCCCACTAAACCAGTAGGCGGGTGCGACGGAGGAATGATCGTCTCTGACAACAAAGCTACCATAGATAAATATAAAGAACAAACCCTCAATGGAATGAGCTACTCGGAAAATAGCTGGGAAAGGAAATACAGCTCTGTTGGTTACAAGATGCACTGGAACTCTATATCTGCCTACATTGCAAATGAAAACTTAAAAAAGCTGGATGAAAAATACAAAAAACTTGACAGAATAAGAGAGATATATAATAAAGAGCTACACTGTAAAAATAAAAGCAGACATCTTTATAGAATAAGAGTAGAAAATAACAACGAGTTTATAAAAAGAGCTAAAGAGCTTGATATGGCGTGTGGTATACATTATAAACAGTGCCATAAAAAGCCATTTTATAAAAATATGGATATCTACATGCCATACTGTAGAAGCTACACAAAGTCTATGAAAGAGTCCAGAACAACAGTTAGCATACCATTTCATGAAAAGCTATCAGAAAATGAAATTGATAGGGTAATTAATAATGTCAAAAGACTGGCCAATATTTAAAGATGATGATGGAACGCTTGTTCCTATAGAGTTTTCAAAACTACCTTTTAAGCCCCGCAGGATATTTTATGTATGTGATGTGCCAAAGGGTGAAGAAAGAGGTATGCACGCCCATTATGAGACACAACAGATTTTGACATGCATAAAGGGAAAGATACTAGTTAAGCTGCACAATGGAATCTCTATGTCTGAAACCGTCCTAGAGGAGAACGACACGGTCTTTATAGATAAAATGACATGGGACTCCCAAGTGTTTTTGACAGGGAATGATGTGTTATTATCTATATGTTCTACTGAATATAATTTAGATGATTATATTGATGATTTTGATTTCTTTTTAAAATTAAATAAGGAATAGTTATGAAGGGGATAATCTTAGCAGGAGGAACTGGTAGCAGGCTCTACCCTCTAACTAAAGCCACCAATAAACATCTGCTTCCCATTGGTTCTTTTCCAATGATCCACTACCCCATAACCAGCCTAACAAATGCTGGAGTAAGGGACATTATGGTAATTACTGGAACTGAACACATGGGCGATATGATTACTTTCTTAGGTAGCGGAAGAGAATACGATTGCGAGTTCACCTTTAAAGTACAGGATCAGCCAGATGGAATCGCAGGAGCACTGAAGCTGTGTGAAAATTTTGTAGGGCACGACAGTTGTGTAACGATACTCGGAGACAATATATTTAAGCATGACCTATCAGAAGACTTAAAACAATTCAAAAATGGGTGTAAATTATTCTTCATCAAAGTTGACGACCCAGAAAGATATGGGGTTGGAGTCTTCGATGGAGAAAAGCTGATTGCTGTAGAAGAGAAACCTAAAAAACCAAAAAGCAACTTAGCCTGTGTCGGAATATATGTCTATGACAATTCTGTCTTTAAGGTTATAAACAATACAAAGAAATCCTTAAGGGGTGAGTACGAAATATCATCAGTTAATAATGCATATATAGACAAGGGGGACGCATCCTTTTCCGTTTTAGATGGAGGATGGGTTGACGCTGGGACTATGGATGCTTACCATAAAACCAATAGGGTTATATATGATGAATAATTTTTTAATCACTGGGTGTGCTGGCTTTATAGGAAGCCATGCCTGCGATGTCTTTTTAGAAAACAGTCACAATGTTATTGGGCTGGACAAGCTAACATATGCTGGAAAGGCCCAAAACATACCCTCTCACATGAAGAGCTATACCGAAGATATATGCAGCACTGAAGCATTGACCGAGATATGTGAACGGCATGACATAGAGTGTATTATTAATTTTGCTGCAGAATCCCATGTTGATAATTCAATAAAAGGATATGATTCTTTCATACAGTCTAACATACAGGGGGTTAAAAGTATCCTTGACGTGTGCAAAGAAAAGGATATCTTGTTAGTGCAAATATCCACCGATGAAGTCTATGGGCCAATTAAGGAAGGTTCTTTTCACGAAGGTTCTCCCATAAGACCAATGAATTACTACTCGGCAACTAAAGCAGCTGCTGAGCATTTGGTTTTTGCATACCATAATACTTTTAAGATCCCTTACAAGATGGTTAGAATGAGTAATAATTATGGCCCTCGACAGCACGATGAAAAATTTCTGCCCACAATATTAAGATCTATAGAGAACGGTAACAAGATACCTCTTTATGGAACTGGTGATAATGTAAGAGACTGGATTTATGTAGAAGACTCCGCAAGGGCAATATATAATATAGTTAATGGTGCTCCGCTGAATGAAACTTATAACATAAGTTTTAAGGATGAAAAAACAAATAAAGAGGTAATAAAAGTTGTCTTAGACAGAATAGATTTAAAATGGGATGACTATGTTATGCATGTGCCCGACAGACTAGGGCATGACTTTAGGTATAGTATAACAAATGATAAGATGTTAGAATATATTGACTTTGAACAGACTCCTTTTAGCACAGGACTTGAAAAAACAATTAAGGAAACCCTATGAAAGTTTTGTTAACAGGAGCTACAGGCTTCTTAGGAAAGAATTTAAAAAAGAGGCTATCGCTATCACATGAACTAGTGGGGGTTGGGTCTGAATGGGACTTGAGAAGACAAGAGACATGTGAAAGACTAATATCTAAATGTGAACCGGATGCGGTTATACATGCTGCAGGTAGTGTGGGTGGAATAGGAGCAAATCAAGACAATCCCGGAAAGTTTATATACGAAAACCTCATCATGGGTACAAATGTTATTCACGAATCCATGAGACAAGATATTAAAAAATTTATACTCTTGGGAACGGTGTGTGCATACCCTAAGCATACAGAAGTGCCCTTTAAAGAAGAGAACATCTGGAATGGTTATCCAGAAGAGACAAATGCTCCATACGGGATTGCCAAAAAAGCACTTATGCAAATGGTGCAATCATACCATGAACAGTACGGTCTTAACGGTATCAACCTGATTCCTGTTAACATGTACGGGCCTCACGATCATTTTAACCTAACCAGCAGTCACGTAATACCCGCTTTAATACTAAAAATTCATAACGCAGTCATCAATAAACAGAATGAGATTGTTATATGGGGCACTGGTAATGCGTCTAGAGAGTTTCTATTCGCTGAAGATTGTGCAGAGGCTATTTCCCTAGCTCTAGAAAAAAATATTCCTCCCACTCCTATAAACATAGGGACTGGTTCTGAAATAAAAATCATAGATCTTGTTAAAACTATAGCTGATATAATTGGCTTTCAGGGTATAATAAGGTGTGATGAAAGCAAGCCTGACGGACAGCCGAGGAGATGTTTGGATACTTCTAAAGCAAAAGAGTTGCTAGATTTTGAGGCTAGCACAGACTTACGAACTGGTCTTGCGAAAACAATAGATTGGTTTTTAAAAAATAGGGGGTGACACAGGCATCGACTGATGGTGAAAATATTAGTTGCATTGACTGGTTGATCGGATGGCCAGTATAAAAGCCGATTACAATTTTAATTGCTGAACCTAGTTTCGCAATCGCAGCCTAGCTGCTGAGGCTTACCGCGCCTTATCACCCAAGCGGTAACGGGCTAAGTCGTGCTTAGATAGAGGGTTCACTACTTGAGTTAAAAGTGAAATGATGGTATGTCCATTTGACTCCGATAAGTCGGATAACTTTGTTCGCTGTGTGAATACAACGTACTAACAATGTAGATGCTACTATGGAAGCTAGACAGGACGCGGGTTCGATTCCCGCCGCCTCCACTTAAGGGTATAATATGAAAGAGTACAGAGTTATATATAGTGTTGATGGGATTGAGCATTTCAGGAACATAGATACCGCCTCATCGCCAAGCGAGGCTGGCAAAATGACAGAACTTGCAGCAAGGTGGAAAGATTTACATTCTGAAGTAAAAATAATCTCAGTAGAAATCGTAGATAAAGACTATAAAAATAGGGTTAATACGATAAAAAATAAGTCGCAACTTTTCCAGTATGGTGATCTAGAGCATTAAATACTGGTGTATGTGATTATATAACAAAAACATAAGGAGGGCGCTATGCCTTTAAAAAAATGCTCTGAAAATGAGAAAAGCGGTTGGAAGTGGGGAGACTCTGGGAAGTGTTACACTGGCAGGGAAGCTAAGAAAAAAGCTATAAAGCAAGGTATAGTTATAGAGGGGCCAAAAAAGTTTCAACAGATGGCCTCATGCTTTGAAGAGCCATTATCTAAAAAAGATATGGAGTCTGTAGCCGAAGCCCTCATTGATGAAGGTTATAGAAATGTAACCATAGTTGCAACACTAGCACTGTTGAGAAATCTAAATGATAAAGAAAATTAAATTGGCTGAAGATCTGATAGCAGCTATAACAAATTTGAATCCGGCGGTGGCGACACTACTGAACCACACAGGAAGCTATGAAGAGACTGTTGATGAGGTCGTAGACGTTCTTGATCAATACTTCCAACTAGAAGAATTAGATAAGAAATAAATACCATCAGCTTTCTTTTTTTTGGTTTTTTCTATTTTATAATGGCCCTCTCGCCATTTTTCGACTATAATATCTTAGGAGACAAATATGTTATATATATTTATGTCCCGTGAGGAACCTGATGTGTTTGTCACTAATTTTATGTAGTTTTTTATTAGGAGTCTTAGGATATGAAAACTAAGGAAACAACAGACTGGGGGTTTTTACTCTCAACAGCTCGTAACCGAAAGGTTATGAAACAATTCGCTACAGGCAGCATCTCAGCTTCTGCAGCAACACAAGTTTTTGCTCACAGCGACTACGCTGGGGAATTTCGAAAACTTCTCCGTGCTAACGGAACCCTTTACGCTAGACGACTTACACGCAAAGCATTGCGTTATCGTGGAATTATGAAAACAGCTAGCTAATTCTATTTCTTAAGAAAGAAGGTAAACAAATGAGTGATATTAACAAAGTTATTATTACAGGTAGAGTAACAAGAGACAGCGAACTTCGCACGACCCCAAATGGAACGTCCGTAACAGACGTTAGTGTTGTTTCAAATCGAATTTGGAACAAGGCTGGAGATCGTCAGGAAGAGCCCACCTTTGTAGATGTAACCCTCTGGGGGAAACAGGCAGAATCTCTGTCTCAGTATCTCACAAAGGGCCGACACGTAATGGTCGAAGCTCGCCTGAAGCTGAACTCTTGGGAAACAGATGAAGGCGTTAAACGTAACAAGCTAACTCTTGTTGCAGAAAATGTCAACTTGACTCCAAGCAACACTAATCCGAATGGTAACAACCAGCAACAAGCTCCAGCCGCTAGTGCTAGTTCAGAATCGGTAGAGGATACCCCTTTCTAGGGTTTCTATTGTCGCCCATACAGTAAGTTAGCTGTTCTTAACTGTAGACAATGGCTACAACAAAACAGCCGAGCTTCATCTCTGCTCGAAAATGTAGGTTTATGACCCGTTCCTAACCTTAAAGAGTTGCTATCACAAAACGGGTCTTTTTTATTCTAGGAAAAACAAATGGACATAATGGACATTCTCTTTTGGTTCGTTGTGATTGAGGAAGAAGACAGGTACTATGAAGAACCTTAACTTGATGGCCCCTATTAACTCTCTAGGATATGGAGTAGCTTCTAAAAATATTTTAAGAGGTTTGTCAGAAAAGACAAATCTTTCTTTATTTCCTATCGGGGGACCTCAAATAGAGAGCGAGCGAGAAAAGACCCTTGTAGAAGAGTGTATGTCAAGAAGCAGAATGTTTGATGTGACAGCGCCGTGTATCAAAATCTGGCATGAGTTCGACCTTGGAACCAGAGTCGGCAAAGGAGATATGATAGCCTTTCCATTTTTTGAATTGAATAAGTTTAACGAACTAAAGAAACATCATCTATCATCCTGTGATAAGATTTACACTCCCTCTAAATGGGCGAAAGAAGTAATAGAAAACGAAGTACCCAATTCAAGTGTAAAGGTGATTCCACTAGGTGTTGACACGAGTATCTTTTTTCCCACTTTAGCATCTGATAAGAGAAAGCAGCAACAAGAAGACCATAAGAAATTCGTTGTATTTAATTGTGGTAAATGGGAAATAAGAAAAGGACATGACGCCATCTTAGATATTTTTAGAGAAGCGTTTCCCGACGAACAAGACGTAGAACTATGGATGATGTGTTCTAACCCTGTGGCGAATCAAGAAGTAAACACACAGTGGTCTAACTTTTATAAGCAAGATCAAAGAGTACGGGTATTAGATAGGGTGCAAAGCCAGCAAGAACTTTCAAATGTAATAAACAATGTTGACTGTGGTCTCTTTCCAAGTAGGGCTGAAGGTTGGAACTTTGAGCTCCTTGAGCTTATGGCCTGCGGGAAGCAGGTTGTTGCTACTGAATATTCAGCACACACTGAGTATTGTAATAGCAAAAATAGCATCACAGTAAAGCCTAAAAAGATGGAGAAGGCATTTGATGGACTTTATTTTAAAGAGGATGAGGTTGGAGACTGGGCCTCTCTAGATGGAATCAAGATTTCATTTTCTAACGCGATACGTTCTGTTTACGAAGACTGGAAAACAGGAAAGAGCATTGACAACGCGGCAGGCGTAGAGACAGCATTTAAGTTTGACTGGGAAAACACTAGAGATAAAATTTTAGAGGATTTAAATGACTAATGAGAAGGTCTTGGGAGCACATCTAGATGAAACTAGCAGGCATGAGAACTTACCTAGCGGGAGCAATGGATAGAGTTCCCGACGGAGGGGTTGGTTGGAGAAATAGAATAACCCCCATCCTCAAAACAATGGGTGTTACCGTCCTGAACCCTTGTGATAAACCAGTAGATATTGCACTAGAAGATAAGGGTACTCGAACTGATATAAATCTTTTAAAAAAAAGAAAACAGTTTGGCAGGATCAAAAAAGACTATGGAGTTATACGTACTTTAGATTTAAGATGTGTTGACATATCTGACTTCATTATAGCGTCCATAGATATAGATGTTCATGCTTGCGGAACTTATGAAGAGATATCTGTAGCTAATAGTCAAAAAAAACCCGTGCTCATATGGTGTCAACAAGGCAAAGAACAGGCTCCAAACTGGCTATTCTTTATGCTACCTCACCAGCATATATTTGGATCTTTGGACGAACTGCTTAGATATCTTATAGATGTCGGCACTGGAAAAGATATAAAACACTACAAAAGATGGTTTTTCTTTGATCAAAAGAGAATGTCATAATGTATGCAATATGCGCTATAACAATAACTTCTATATGTTACGCTATAGCCTCTATATCCTGTATAAAAGACAAGGACTATCCACATTCTTTAATGTGGTTTGCCTACGCACTAGCTAATATAGGTCTCCTCTGGTACGAGATACAAAAACAAAAGTCATAACTCCACTTTTTTGCCGTAATTTATGGGGTATAATATAGTATGAGAATGCTTAAGAGTATACTGTCGAAAATTTTTTATAGAAAAAATAAAGAAGAACCCAAGAATGAAGAAGAGGATGAACACCTTATTCCAGAAAACAGAATAGGGTCGAGCATAACAATCACCCTTGATCCAGAGTCAGCAGACTTCAATGTTATAGTAGATATAAATGACACCTCAGACTCGTGTGCTTTTACTCTTGGGAGTCTTCTGGGAATGTTAAATAATGGGCAAATGTCGCCATATTTTACACAAGCCTATCATAGCTGGTGTGATGGAGATTATCAAAAGGAGTTGTTTATAAGCAAGGTTCTTCTAAACTGGTTAGAGTCTAGAAACTCCTTTTCTTCAGAGTATGAAAACGTAGCAGTTAAGCCATCTCAAGTTTTTAATTTTCCACTGAAAGAATGAGAAAGGTAGAGTCCATGAACGAAAACTTTGAATATCCAAAAGATTTTGATGTTTACTGGGAGAAATGGATAGACGCTTATGAACAGGAACTTGAGGAAGAACAGCAGCTGTTTGAACAGTTAACAGAAGAAGAACTATCTGAGCTAGACATTAGCTTTGAAGATCTACCCAAACAATATGACAAAGTAGCTCACGTAAGAAGCGTTATGACGCCTTTCGGCATTATACCCCTAACAGAACAGTCATTAGCCAGCAGTCACTTTAAACTTTGGGTAGGACACAGCAACTTTAAAATACTCGAATCTCATGTCAAGGTCATAGGGGCCGTTTCTGGGGTCGAAAGCATAGATGTCCTAACTCCTTACAGGTTCAGAATATCTGTTGCAAAACTGTTTATAGATAGAGATGTAATGTCAGAGGTTAGAGAGGCTCTTCTTGGCACTCTATAATGAAAAAAAATGTATCTAGAATTTTGCAATTACAACAAAAGCTATGTAAACGAGATAGCGGATCAAGTAAAAGAAATATTTGAAGCTATCAGTCTTGGGTTCGATGGTATTTCCCTACCTTCCTATTTAGCAAACAGGATGTCCGAAGACCTCTCCCCTTTGGATATGTCGGTGTCTTGTCCAGTGGACTATCCCACCGGAACAAGTAGCAAAAGGGTAAGAGCTCATGAGACCCTATCTATAGCTAAGACCTACGTTAACACTATAGACCTAGTATTAAATCCTATTTTAGTAAAAGAAGATAAGCTTCTTGATCTAAAAAAAGAAATCGAAACGCATCTTAATATCTGCAAGGATTATGGCTCAACCCTGCGTGTCGTCATACATCATAATCTCTACTCTTTAAGGAAAAATGTTAGCCTTGCTAGAGTAATAGAAGATGCAGGATGTGAATTTATAATTCCCTCAGCAGGATTTCATAATGATGACATATACGACAATTTATTAACATCTAAAGTTATTGAAGATAAAACATCTGTGAAAAGCATTTGCAATGGATATATCTGGCTAAAAGATCAGTATCAGACGGTTATTGAGTCAAAAGTTCATGGGTTGAGAATATATTCTTTGAATATACTTTAAAAACTGTTTTTTAGTGTATAACAAAACAAGGAATGGATTTTATTTGTTAGGAATTATAGGATTTGTAATAACTCAATAATATAAGGTTATATAAAATGGGTTTTATTACTGATATTACTAATGCCACTCCGACGACCGGAACTTTTTACGATGGTCAACCTAGTGGTATGGACAATGATGGTGGATCTATCATGGGTCCAATTTGGGGTGGCGAAGTATTTGCTACAACCCCTTATGTCAATGCTGTTGCCTTTAGAGCAGCGGACGACATTATAACTGTAGTTTCTGGGGTTCACAATGCAGTATCTAATGCTGCGGGAACTTGGAATTTTGCAGGTGGAAGTGGCGTTATTGTAAAAGCTACTACATATCTGGGTGGAGTTGCAAATAATGCAGCTGTATTCGGAGCTAGCGATTCTGCTAATGGTGATTCAATTCACCAATCTGTAGTACTTAGAAATCGCCTATATAAAACTGCAGTTAGAGCAGGGAACTGGAACGAGTACACAGGTGCTTGGTCTTCCGCTCCAACCGTTGCAGATACTGGTGGTTACGACATCGCGGCAGGCTTGGACAATTCCCCAACGCTTAAAGCTAGTGGAACTGACCACGCAGCTAATCCGTCTTCGGCAAGTCCGGGCGCATTACAATATGATCTTGGTCAGGTTCCAGTACAAACTGGATATCAACCTAGATACTTGTGGTAATGTCTTTTTAATTAGAGGGGCAAAGCAATTTGCCTCTCTTTTTTTTCACCTAACAACAATGAGAAACAACTATGAAAATTTTAGCCTTTTTGCCACCAGTGCTGGTAGCCGTCGGAGACGTAATGCCCGGATTCGACTGGGGAACAATCTCCGCCACGGGACTATTGGGTTGGTATCTCTGGTACACGACAAAGGTTGTCTTTCCAAACCACCAAAAAAGAGTTGGAGAAATGCAGGAAAGTTTTACCGAGCAGTTTAATATACAAAGAGAACACTATGAGAACATCATTGAAGATGTTCAGGTCAGACAAGATAAAAGACACGAACAAATTGTAGAAACTCTAGAAAAAATTAATGATTCTTTAGACAAAGATTAATAAATGAGGTATAATATACTATGTCAATATTTTTTTTAAAGGAGACATCGAATGGTTGAAAAGCTAAAAGGCTTATTTAAATCACGCCGCTTTTGGACGGCCTTTGCTAGTGTAGTCGTAGTAGTTTTACACGACAGCTTTGGAATTCCAGAAGAAACAGCGAACACTATCGCCGCAATTGGCGTTAGTTGGATCGTTGGCGACTCGCTTAGAATTACAGAATAAAATGGATTTTGTTCCACAAAGGGGGGTGATTTTTTCGCCCCCCTTTTTTATTACCCCACCTTTTTTCAGGAAATAGTTATGGACATAGATAGAGGAGAAATTGCATTTACTAGAGATATATATCCCGACATAGCAAAACTCTACGCCAGCAAAAAGTGTAAGACATGTTATGGAAGAGGACTTATATCAATAAGGTATCCCGGAGAAAATGCTAATAGAAAAAATTATTGCGGATGTGTTGACAAAAATATGAGTAAGGAACAGTAACCACTTTTCTAGTGGTGTATAATCTTATGTCTGGAGAAAACTGAGCGAATACAAAAACAATTTCGCTAAAGCGACACTTCTCTAGATAATGCACTAGTTTTTCATTTAGGTTCGAAACTTTTTTGGCTCCGTTCCCAGCGAACAGGATGTAAAACCCTCCCCAAGTGTCGCTTTTTAAAACACCAATTCTCGCCCTCCCAAAAAGGGCGAGTTTTTTATTATTATACAGAGTATTTTTCGCGAACCCAGCGTTTGTAGTGGTACTATTTAGTAGTGATATCAATAATAACGATCATGCTCAGGGTTTAATATGTCAGCAAAAAGTAAGCAAGTAAAAAAACGCAACGGGAGATTGGAAGAATTAAATTTAGATAAAATTAATGAGTGTGCGGAAAGAGCCTGTGAGGGGCTAGAAGAAGTTTCTGTTAGCGAAATAGTATTAGACGCTAGTCTTCAGCTCTATGACAAAATACCAACAAAAGATATAGACAAAGCGTTAATTCTATCGTCTCGGTCTAAGATTGAGAAAGAGCCAAGCTATGCATATGTCGCAGCAAGGTTACTCCTCAACAATTTATATAAAGAGGTTTTTGGAGAGGGTGTTGACAGTGAGGTATTTCAACAACAATATAAAAAATCATTTATTCAAAACATAAAGAGGCTTGTAAAAGCAGAAAGACTTAGCGAAGATCTACTATCTTATGATCTTGACCTTTTATCAGACCACATTTCTCCAGAAAGAGACGGTCTTTTTAAGTACTTGGGTATTCAAACCCTATATGATCGATACTTCATACACATAGACCAAAGAAGGATGGAGACTCCTCAGGGTTTCTATATGCGAGTAGCAATGGGGCTTTGTTTAAATGAAGAAAACAAAGAAGACAAGGCTATTGAAATATACAATATGATGTCTGAGTTTAGATACTCTCCGTCTACCCCCACTCTATTTAATAGTGGAACACAGAGATCTCAGCTTTCATCATGTTATCTCAGCACTGTTGATGATTCGATAGACGGTATTTTTGGAACCATTCATGGACAGGCTAGACTTTCTAAGTACGCAGGAGGCCTTGGAGTTGACTGGACTCCTGTTAGATCCTCTGGATCGTATATACATGGAACCAATGGCAACTCATCAGGACTTGTTCCTTGGCTCAAAATATTCAATGACACCCTAGTAGGTGTGAATCAAGGGGGTAAACGCAAAGGCGCTGGCTGTGCCTATCTAGAAGTTTGGCATCTTGATGTTGAAGACTTCCTCGAATTAAGAAAAAACACGGGTGATGACAGGCGTAGATGTCATGACATGAATACAGCCCTGTGGGTTTGTGATGAGTTTATGGAACATGTTTCCAAAGAAAAAGATTGGTATCTTTTTGATCCCGCAGAATGTCCAGACCTGCACGAAACTTACGGCGAAAAATTTTCAAAGCTTTATGGGCATTATAAAAAAATGGCAGATGAGGGTGAGATCAAAAGCTTTATTAAGATACCAGCTAAAGACCTCTGGAAGAAGTGTCTTAAGTCCTTGTTTGAAACAGGACATCCTTGGATTACTTTTAAAGACCCCTCTAATATACGGTACTCAAACAAACACGCTGGAGTAGTGCACTCGTCTAACTTGTGCACAGAGATACTTCTGCATACCAAGCCCACCACATATCACGAAGGGGAGGTAGTAGAGAGAGGAGAGACTGCTGTATGCAATCTGGCTAGTATAAATCTAGCCAATCACATTAAAGTAAGAACAGTTGATTGGAAAAAACTAAAAGAGACTATTGAGGTTGCAGTAAGAGGGCTCGACAACGTTATAGATATTAATTTTTATCCTACAGATGAAGCAAGAACCTCTAATATAAAAAATAGACCTATTGGTCTTGGCATTATGGGAACCCATGACCTTCTCCACAAACTGGGAATTTTCTATGACTCGAAAGAGGCAGTTGAGCTATGTGACAAAGTGCAGGAATTTATCTCTCTTCACGCAATCAGAACCTCTGCGATTCTCGCTAAAGAGAGGGGGACATACCCTTCCTTTGGGGGGTCTGAATGGGATAAAGGAAACTTTCCTATTGACACCTTTTGTGAGTTAATGTCTGAAAGAAATCCCGGAGGGGTAGCGGATGACAAGGTGTCCTTTGAGACCCTAGAGGAATGGGATAACGTTAGAGAGCTGGTCTCACAATATGGAATGAGGAACTCAAACGTCATGGCTATTGCTCCAACAGCAACCATATCATATATACAGGGGTGCTCTCAATCAATCGAACCAGACTACTCAGTTCTTTTTGTGTACTCCACACTCAGTGGGGAATTTACAATGATAAACGAACATTTTGTTACTGCTGCGAAAAAAGAGGGAATCTGGTCACAGGCTCTGGTAGATGCACTTAAGAGCGTAGATGGAGATGTAACAGCCTTGGTTGATTTAGATGATGATCTAAAAGATAGATTTAAAAATGCTTTTGACATGGATTTTCATACAATTATAGAAGCCGCTGCTGCAAGACAGAAATGGATTGACATGGGACAGTCCTTAAATCTTTATAATAAACATGAAAGTCTTAAATATCTGAACGATATGTACCTTTATGCGTGGGAAAAGGGGTTAAAAACAACCTATTACTTAAGAAGTAAGGCCGCAACTAGACTAGAAAAATCAACTATTTCTGACATAAACACTAAGAATGGGGGTATAATTAATGAGCCGAAGGCTTGTTCTATTCTAGATCCCGGATGTGAAAGCTGTCAATGATATTTCAAGAATACAGACAGTCACCTACTTCCCCATTGAAGTATGTAGTTGAATTGACTCCTGAGGAATTGGAAAAAGTGAAAGACTTAGTGTTTCAGATAATTAAAAGAATAAAAGAAGATGAAAAAAACTAAAGAAATTATATCAGATAAGGTATCTGTTGTAAATCAGATCCTCCCCCATGTCAACAAATGGGCTTGGGACTTGTTTATTGATGGAGCAGCCAACAACTGGATGCCTACAGAAATTTCTATGGCAAAAGATATAGAGCAATGGAAGTCAAGTCTTCTTTCTGAAGACGAAAAGCTCGTAGTCAAGAGATGCCTAGGGTTCTTTGCTGGCTCAGAGTCCCTAGTGGCAAATAACTTGTTACTAAGCGTCTTTAAGTTTGTCACAGATCCAGAATGTCGTCAGTATATACTCAGGCAGGCATATGAAGAAAGCCTTCACAACCTTACGGTGGTTTATATTTGTGATTCTCTCAATCTCGATATCAATGAAGTATATGAGGCATACAACTCTATTCCAAGTATAAAAGCAAAAGACGACTTCTTAATGAATATCACAACTGATATCAATCGTCCAGACTTTAATATAAATACCATAGAAGGCAAAAGAGAATTTCTCCGTAACATTATTACATACTATGTTATCTGTGAAGGCATCTTCTTCTTCTCTGGATTTGCCATGTTGCTTTCTTTCAATAGACAAAACAAGCTTCCGGGAGTTGGAGAACAAATACAGTATACCCTAAGAGATGAAAGTTTGCACATCAAGTTTGGCACCGAGCTTATAAAGAGAATTAAAGAAGATAATCCAAAGGTGTGGACAAAAGCTTTTGAAAAAGAGACTTTGGCCCACATAGAAACTGCTATGGAGCTTGAGTTAGCATACGCAAGAGAGGTTCTTCCTACTGGTATATTGGGGCTTAATTCGGACATGTTTATTGATTATGTCCAGTATATTGCTGACAGAAGGCTTGTGAATCTTGGTCTAGACTCCCCGTTCGGAGAAGCTAAAAACCCATTTCCTTGGATGAGTGAAATCATTGACTTAGAAAAGTGCAAGAACTTCTTTGAGACACGAGTAACGGAATATTCCGTAGGCACGCTAGTTGACGACTTTTAGGTGTATATTTAGGTAGAACTCTACCTTTTATTCTGGAGCTAGCTATGATTGATTTCGTTTTTGACAGAAGGAACTTATTAAGAATAGGATCTATAGGAGCTGGAATGTCTGCGATGGGACTTTCCGACTATACCTTTGCACAAGATGGAGCTGTTGCATATAAAGATAAGACAGTGGTCTGGCTATGGCTTGGAGGAGGCCCAACTCAATTTGAGACATTTCACGCCCCATTAGACAATACTCCTTCAGAATGGCAGCCAGTAAATGGAAGGATATATGATTCAAAAACTAACATCTCTCTTGGAGCTGATTGGCAAGAGCTTTCCAAGCATACGAGCAAACTGAACGTAGTAAATTCCTTCAGTCATAAAGACTCTTCCCATAGACAGGGGACGCACTTTATGATGACCGGACATTACAATCCAGACAGAACCACTACTTCTATGGCAAAGCATCCTTCTTTTGGGTCTGTTGTATCCGCTTGTTATGGAACTAATAATCCAGAAAATGGGGTGCCTACCTATGTCAAGCAGGGCAAAATAGAAGGGGATGAAGGCTCTTGGCTTGGAGGGGCATACAAACCCTTTGACCCATCAAACAAAGACAACCTTACACCCAGAATAGAAATAGATAGATTTACCAATAGAAAGAACCTACTAAACGCTATTGATGCAACGAGAGTCTCTGGTAACGGAGCAGCATCCTCAGAGTTTTATAAGAGCCAAGCCTATGATGTAATCCTTGGGTCAGCTAAAGACGCTTTTAATCTAGATAAAGAAGACGAAAAAACAAAAGCTCTTTACGGATCTGACTCTATAGGAAATCAGCTGCTGCTCGCCAGAAGACTAGCTGAGTATGGGACTCGTTTCATAACCCTTACTTATGGCGGATGGGATATGCATAGCAATATCTCTACAGCTATGAAAACTAAGGCTCCTCCAATTGATAAGGCTATAGCTGGATTCCTACAAGACGTTTGGGATCGTGGACTAAGTGAAAAAATCATTCTTGTTGTTACTGGTGAGTTTGGAAGAACCAAATTCAACGCAAACTCGGGTAGAGATCACTGGCCTTCAATTACCCCAATGCTTATGGCTGGTGGAGAATACCAATCCGGTAGAACGATTGGCGCAGCAGACAGATCATATAGCCCAATAGAAAACCCTGTTGGCCCTCTTGATCTTCAAGCAACCCTGTTCGATCATTTTGGGATAGATAAAAATACACAAAGAGTAGACAATGGTGGACGACCAAGATATTTACTTGAAGGAGAAGCAAAGGTCATACTATAAAGGGAGTTAAAATGAAATTTTTAAAACCATTAATGGCCGCTTTTCATCTTTCGGGTATAATATTTTTTTTAGTCGCGTCGGCTATTTTTTTGTTAGCTTGGTTAAAACTGGGTTGGATTTTTGGTTAGTACTAGAAGATAGGTAGAGGTAATTTTATGATGCTTGAATATGTTAAAGAATATTTTAAGCTTAAGGCAAAGGCCAAAAAGGATATGTTCGATAATCCTGAAGAGGCTAAAAAACGAGGAAAAGAACTAGGAGTTGAAGGTGTGCATACCCACAAGGATGATACCGGAAAGACTGTATATATGCCCGGGAAAAGCCATGAGGAGTACATGAAGGCTCTCAGGAAAAAAGAGGCCGAAGCTCTACATCCTGCCTTTAAAAAAATCATCGAGGGCGAGGAGGGGTCACGACCTGATCCTAGCTCAGCTGGTTATAAATATGAGGACCCAAGGACAGGAGAGATTTTTACCTTTAAAAGAAGAGGGGTCTACAAAAAGAATGGCAGAATTCTTATTTTTGTTTCTAAATCAGATAAGAATAAGGGCAGTTCAAAGGATACAAAATGAGTTATAAAAAAGATTTAGGTCGCCGCTCGTTTATGCAGGTGGGATTTTTAGGAGGGCTAGGACTTAGTTTATCGGACTATTTAAAAATAAAAGAAGCCCAAGCAGATCAGAAGTTCTACGAAAGTAAAGAGGGGCCAGCCAAGTCCGTCATCTACATCTATCTTCCCGGTGGATGTGCTCATCAGGAAACATGGGACCCCAAGCCATTTGCCCCTATTGAATATCGTGGCCCAATGGGTAGTATTGAAACCAATATTGTGGGCACTCGACTCAATGAGACTATGGTCAATACTGCAAAGGTAGCGGACAAGATTGCGATTTGCCGCAGTATGACCCATGGTGAAGCCGCCCACGAACGTGGCACTCACAACATGTTTACTGGGTATCGTCCTAGTCCAGCCCTACAATACCCCTCTATAGGTTCTGTAGTTTCTCATGAGTTTGGGCCACGTCAAAATCTCCCTCCTTACGTATGCATTCCAGACCAGCCGAACGAATTTGCTGGTACGGGATATCTCAGCAGTTCATTCTCAGGATTCAGCTTAGGCTCAGACCCAGCTAGCGATAGTTTCCAAGTTAGAGATCTTAGACTGCCGGGAGGAGTAGACGATAGCCGCTTCAGTAAACGTCGGAATATGTTAAATACTGTTAATGATTATTTTGCCACCAAAGAAAAGTCCGACTCTCTAGATGCTGTAGATTCTTTCTATGATAGGGCTTACAGTCTTATAAGTAGCGAAAAAGCACGAAATGCATTTGATATAAACAAAGAAGATGGTGCCGTGCGAGATAAGTATGGTCGCAACACGGCAGGCGCTCGCATGTTGCTTGCTCGTCGCCTCATAGAAGCAGGAACTCGTTTTGTATCTCTTACCTACGGTGGCTGGGACATGCATAACAATATTGAAAATTCAATGAAGGGTCAGCTTCCTGCATTTGATCAAGGGTTTGCTGCACTTATAGAAGACTTAGACCAAAGAGGATTATTAGATTCAACTCTGGTTTGTGTTGCTTCTGAATTTGGGAGAACCCCAAAGATTAACGCGACAGCAGGAAGAGACCATTGGCCAAAAGTCTTTAGCGTTGTGATGGCTGGAGGAGGAATCAAAAAAGGTATTGTGCATGGGTCATCTAACGCAACAGCTAGTGAGCCAGAAGACAGTCCTCTAACAGTCAAAGACTGGGCCACCACCATATATGATAGGCTAGGTATCGTCTCTGATAAAGAGCTAATGGCTCCCGGAGATCGCCCTATTGAAATTGTTGATGGCGGAAAAACCGTACAAGAATTAATTATTTAACGTGAATGGAGAAGAAAATGAATAGAAGAAATGTAATATCTATTGTTGCTGCAACACTCATGCTGCCAATGGGTCTAATCGCTGCACCTTCAAATGGTAGACCTTCAAGACCATCTTGCAAAGACTGCAAGAAATGCGGTCGCGCATGTAAATGTGAATGCAGTAAAGGCTGCAAGTGTAAGCCCGGATGCTGTAAACAGGGAGAGTCCAAGCCTAAAGCTCCTCAGAAACCTCGTGGTTTTGATGGAAGAGCCCCTAGCTTCCGACCTCCTAATAGCAGACCTCCGAGCGGTTTTGATAGAAGAACTCCCGGTTTTGGACCTCCATCACATGGTAGACCTCCACAAGGAAGACCTTATCATAACAAAGAAAGTCGCTTTGAGAAAGATGAAGCTCGTCACCTGCCCTCATCAAAACATAACCCTACTAATTATGAAATCATGATGCGTAGGTTTGATAAAAATAAAGACGGTAAAATTCAAGCAGAAGAGAAAAAAGCTGCTCAGAACTGGTTTCGAGAAAGAGCTTCCCTATGGCAAAAATAAATGATTGGGTTCAAAGAACGAAGTTTCCACTTCCGGGGAAAGAACCGTTTGACTGACACGAGTATTCTATCGCACAGGTTGTGCGTATTGATGAAGAGAGCGTAGAGGTAGATTTTGCGTGTAGCTGCATGACATTTGATGGAAGCAGCCGCAAGCTTTGGCATCATGGAGAGTATCTTCCTGTTGATGAAAAATCTTACGCAAAACATAAAGAGGCACATGATGCCTGTTGTTTATTTAATGAAGAATTAGAGGTAGATTATGCAGCGTAGAAATTTCTTAAAACACCTATCATTATTCCCTGCCATACCTTTAGTAGAATCTCTTAGAGCCAATCAGGAAGAGTTAAAGAAAAATGGAAAATCTGCTATCCTACTATGGATGGGAGGCGGCCCATCTACTATGGATATTTGGGATCTAAAGCCAGAGGCATCAACGGGAGGTCCGTTTAGACCAATAGGCACCTCGGGAGATGTCCAGATTTGCGAGCACATGCCATTGATGGCAAAGCAGATGCACAATATGGCCATTGTTAGGTCAATGAGTACTCGCGAGGCAGACCATATGCGTGGACGATATTATATGCATACGGGCTATGTCCCTAATCCATCTATTGAGCACCCTAGCTATGGGTCTTTGCTGTCTCATCAGTTGCGACGAGACGACATTGAAATACCTCAGTTCGTTACTGTTGGAGGGGGTAGTATGGGAGCAGGTTTTCTTGGAGCTCAGTACAATCCCTTTTCTGTCAACAGTGATGGTAGAATAAGAAATCTAGATATGAAGGTAGACGCAAGACTCATTCAAAGAGCTTATGCTCTTGACCTCATAGAAAGTAATTTCATCAACCAGAAAAGAGGCTCTCTTGCCAAGGATCACCAATCGGTATTAAAGCAAACGTTCAATCTTCTCACAAGTGAACAGATGGAGGCCTTTAAGATTGCAGGAGAACCTGAACCTGTTAAAGAAAGATATGGAGACAATGGGTTTGGTAAAGGATGTTTAATGGCAAGAAGACTTGTCGAAGTTGGAGTTCCCTTTATTGAAGTTAATTTAGGAGGGTGGGACAATCATCAGAATATTTTCCCAACACTAAAAGATAATAAACTACCTGTGCTTGACCAAGGAATGAGCGCACTAGTTGAAGATCTAGAGCAACGAGAACTACTCAAGGATACAGCTATCATCTGGATGGGTGAATTTAGCCGCACTCCTCGCATCAATGGAAACGCTGGGCGTGATCACTGGGCTCGTAGTTGGAGCGTTGTAGTTGGTGGAGCAGGCATGAATGGTGGTATTGCGGTAGGGGAAACTAGTGATGATGGCACTAAGGTTATAACAGACCCTTATTCATCTCAGGATATTATGGCTTCTGTCTGCAAGGCATTAGGCATTTCTTTGAGCACGACCTTTACTAGTAACAGTGGACGGCCCATGAAGATTGCCAATTCTGGAAAAATAATCAAGGAACTGTTTGCATAATGAATATATTTAATAAGTCTTTAATTCTCTTGACAATGGTTTTGTTTTCGACCCCTCTGGTCGCACAAGAAACACAAAGCAAAGAACAGGTGCGAGTTTCTGTACAGTTAAAAATGGTGCAAGCTATTAGATTACAAAAGTTAGGCAATGAGGAGAAAGCTAAGTCTTTGGTTGATGAATGTATTTCAATTATTCTTACAGCAATCCGTAATGGAGAGCCTCAACCGTGGATGAAATCAGGCCTAAGATTGGCCATGCAGTCTAACCGCACCCCACCGGAAGAAATCGAACGAATAATGAGCGAGGTGGATAGATATATTCCTATTGCAGAGCAAAGAGCCCTCACTCTTAGGGAAAAGCTCAACAGTCTAGAGAATACCCCTGCAACGCGAGAGCTTGCTAGAGACAGAAAGGCTCTAATGTTTAACAGAACTCCAACATTAGGACAAAGAGGTGTCGGATATCACCCTATTATATCAGTGCTTCCGCAGGGCCATTCTATGACAGCGGGACCAGTTATAGTTTCTCCAGACCGAAGATATGTTAGAGTAGGAATCTCCACCTATCAAATGAGCATTGGAGCAGTTCACACCTTCAACTTTTCCACTGGTAAATACCAAAGTTTAGACAATAATAGGTGATAAGTGGTGTATTCTATAGTAACATAGTTTTTTTAGGAGACAAAAATGGACAGGATCAAACCTATAGGCCACTTCCTGATGGTCCTATGCATGATCAATGTAGTTCTTTTGGTTCTCCTACATAAAGAAGTATCTAAAGAGAAACCTCTTCCAAAACTGAGCATTCCAGCCCTCGACAAGCTTGTTGAAGACTCTAAAGCTAGAGAGAGTATGATTATGCAAGTCATCTTACTGGGCCAACACAAAGAAGGACTTCATGATGGCGAAGCTATAGACCTATGTCCCGCGTGTCCAACCAATCTTCAAATAACCGAGTTATAATATGGGTTTTATTACAAACATTACCAATCCACTTCCTACTACCGGAGAGTTTGGGCACGACAACATTCCTTCAGGTATGATTAATAATGGGGGTATCGAGGTGACTCCCCAAAATGGGGGAAACGTTACTAATAATATATCAGAGTCAGGATTAAATAATGATGTGTCTATCTCTGGATCTGGCTATAATAGCATTGGAGGTACAGACGCACAGAAAATAGGGTCATCTGCTAGTAATCCCAATATGGGAAACAGAGCCAATCCTCAAGCTCAGAGACTGATACTTAGCCAACAAAGAAACACTGTTACCGACAGTCCTTTCGATGACCAACCCTATGCTTTAGACTCTTATGACTGGTATAAAAATGAGTCTCCAGCAGGAAGTTTAACCCCTGTATATGAAAGTGCTTTTAACGTTCAGGGTGCTAGCGTCAATGAATCTGGAGAGCCTATTGGAAACTACCCTTACACCATTAATGCTGAGGGGAAAAACAGGGGTGGCAGCACCTTTACTGTTACATACACAATGGGTGGATCTACCGTCACCATGGGTGACATTGAAGTGGATGAATCGGACGTGGACGAACGTGGCAAGCGAAGACCGACAGAGCCGGATGCAAGGGATATAAACGCTTGCCGGAATAACGGCCCCGGATTGATAGACGAACCTTGTGAAATTGTTAGTGGAACTTGTAACGGCACCAATTATCCACTAGGTAAGAAAATGAGAGTTTTTCAAGGAATAGGTGGTGAAAATTGTTCATTGTCCGGATACTGGCTACAAGCCCCCTTCAAAAGCACCGGCATCTCCGACATGAGTGCTCATGCCCATGGACTAGACTGCGAGATTTTCAAAGGCATTGCTGTTAAAACACCTCTTGTCTCCATATACGACAACCCTAGGATAGATGGGTTTCCACAGAGAAGGAGAGACCCCAGTAAATATTGTAATTGCGAAACGGCAATTGCACTCTCAGGGGGAGTAAGTGGAGAGGCCCTTGGCGGTAAGACATTTGGTCATCTTCTTTATTATGTTGGAACAAGTCTTGCCGGTATAAAGAACAAAGAGTGGTGCAATTTAGATCATCCTCTTATAGATGTAGATATGTCAGGCCATGCAGAGTGGTTCTGGGAAGGGGCTCGCTGCAATGCAGACGGCACTCGCAACGAAGTTTTCAATTCAGGAAAGTTATTTGGTTGCTGCTGTGATACGATCAATTTAGATTCAGATGGAAACGCGACCACGCAGGTCAACGTATTAACAGAAGTGGATAGTATTGCAATAAATACATCAGATGATCCTTGTGATTGTCTTCGTCGCTACAAGAGAGGAGCACAATTCCTTACAGAGTGGAATGCTGCCGTAAATTTAGATGATGTCAACCACAAGGTTTTTGTATCCGGCTGCGTAGCAGAAGATGCTTTAGACCGACAGATTGCGTCTGGACTGGCCGAAGTAGGCTTAGCAATATGTTCAGGAAGTGAACCCTCTTGGAACGAAACAGAATGTGCATGGAATATCCCAGTAAAACGAATATCAAGATGTCCACAAGGTGATATCCCTTCAAAGCCTTGGCACCCCGATCCTTATGAGAGCTTGGCATGGTGTCCTTCAGGTGACGCTCTTACAATTACAGACAGAAATCTATTTTATTCCAACGCCACTTCCGTCCCCAATCTCAATATTTACGACCATGTTAACTATGCTTCCTGCACTGGTGCATGTTCTTGCACCTCGGGAGATCCACTGTTTGATGTAGGAGACTATGTTTACGTCGCCCGCTATGTGAATGGATTGCCGCTCAATGGTAGCTCATGGCTCGAATGGGAATTATATGACCTTGCACAATCTGGAGCTGCCAATGGTAGCGGATTCCAGTGGACTGACTCTCCAGTTTCAGGCTGCAACGCCAGCGGCAACAGCTGGAAAGTTACAAGGAGAGAATATGGTGATGCCTTTAGTTGGAGGGAGACCTACGATTGCACATGGGGATATCAAATCGAATTCACTGGCTGCGCACCATGCAGCGGAGGCAGCCCACATACGTGCTCTGCCACAGGAATGGCGCCTAACTTCAGTAGTCCATACGATCTCTTTATACCACAAATCTATTTATCCTCAGGAACAGGCTGTACAAAAGATGCTAGCTGCTCAACAGGATGTTCCATTGGAGATTCACTGTTTGATGTAGGAGATTACGTCAATCTCACAGCCGCCGTAGTTAGTGGTTGTAGAAATACGCTCGGCGGTTTCTCAGGAGCCTTCGATATAGATTTTACCGCAAGTGGCGATGGTCGAGGCCACACCTCAACCGAACCATTCTCCACAGGGTGTGGTGGTATTGATTCCAGCATTTGTGAGTGGACGTTCAGTAAAACGGGAGGTGGTTTTGGCCCCGATCTTGGAAACTGGGTATTGTCGAGTTCTGGCACATGCTGTGACTGCGAGGCAATGAAACCAACTGGAAATATAGAAGAAAACGGAGTTCAGAGACACTTTGATTGCGGTACCGCCACGAGCGGTTGTGACATCCTCACCCTAGGTTGGAAAATTATGGATAAAATATCTGGTGACGCAACTAGTTCGCCAGACTCTCTCGACTGTACATGGGGATATGCTGTCAGCTTTACTGGCTGTCCACCTTTAACTGGGGATTGCGTAGCCACAGGATACGCGCCTGTCTTTGCCCAAGACTGGATACCAGAGATTTACTTTACTTCAGGATCAGGCTGTTAATGGCAAGAAAAAGAAAACGTCCCTCTAGCAATACCATAATTCAGAGAAGGAAAAAACTTAAGGCCAAAACAGATAATCAGGAATTATACATTGATTCAATGGAGGAGGCGGATGTTACCTTCTGTTCTGGTCCAGCAGGGTCAGGCAAAACTAGTGTTGCAGTTGGACTAGCATGCGAATACCTGATGGAAGAAAAAGTAAAGAGGATTATTATAACTCGTCCGGTTGTTGAATCTGGAAGAGGTCTTGGTCATCTCCCCGGAACATTAGTAGAAAAGATAAATCCATATCTCATTCCTATTCTAGAGGAGATGAATATGTATCTTACTAAAGCTAGAGTCGAGAACTTTAGAGAAGAAGGAATTATTGAACTCTGCCCTCTTGAATATATGAGAGGAAGGAACTTTCATGAATGTTTCATGATCTTAGATGAATCTCAAAACGCCACCTTTGAACAAATAAAAATGTTCATCACTCGTATAGGTAGAAATTCTAAAGCTGTGATCAACGGCGATCTAAAACAGTCCGATCTAGGAAGCCAAAGCGGGGGTCTCTTAACCTGCATGGACGAGCTATATGATATCGACGGAGTTTCTGTCTGTGAGCTCGATTACTGTGACATTATTCGTAGTGATATTGTTGCAAAAATTCTTAAAAAATTACACTCTTAGTCGCCGTTTTCAAGGTACAATAGTATAGAGCTTTATACTATAGTTAGGGTTGGATATGCCAGAATACAGCTACGCATGTGATAATTGTGAACACAGGTGGTCAATCTTTTGTGACCGATCAAAATATAAGGACAGACGTAAATGTCCTTCTTGTAAAAAGATAAAAACTGTCCATCGAGATTTTGAAGAAGATGATTTCTATAGCTCTATAAAGCTATCTCTTACAGAGGTAAAGACACTAGGTCACTACGCCGATAAACAAAGCAAGAAACTCGGAAAGAATAAAGTTGAGGAGATGATAAGGAATCAGAAGACCAAGACGAGAGATACTCTATCCGAAAAACTTAATGAGAACATGTCCAAGATGGACAGACCAAAAGACCCTCCTAAGTGGACAAAAAATACATCTAAAAAGAAAAAGAGAAAGAAAAATAGATAATGGAATTTAAAATAGATAAAAACAAATCCGATTCCAACCAAAGTGTTGCTGATGTTTTTACGATCAAAGGAAAGCAATCCTTCGTAGATGACGAGGGTTATCCCAGATTAGATGAAGACGATCAAGATAGCTATAAAGCTTTTGCTAAGAAAGTTACTGTAGGTCAAAGGTCTAAATACTATGTTAAAAGGGGTCGTCACGGCAAGCTTTTTAATCCAATAGGACTGTACTCAGAGGGTACTGCCAAGAAACAGCTTCGTCATGCAGGAAAGCCAGAGTGGGAATATAAAGAAACCACTCAAGAAGTATTTAATAAGTATATTAAATTTTTAAAAACTAGAAATGTTGCTTGGTTAAACAACGCAGAAAGAGAGTAATAATGGGTAAGTTATCAAATGCCAAAAAGCTAACGGATGCAGAAAAGTATGCTATTCAGGGAATGTCTACTAATGGAATGTCTACTGGAGATATCGCAAAGTCTTTATCAAGAGATATTTTATTGGTAGAATCTTACCTTGAAGAATATGAACAAGAATCAAAAGATACTAATATTACAAAGACAGCCAATGGAAGAGAAGGCGTTGCTATAATGACAGAGGCTACATCTCAGAGAGTGGATGAGATGAGAAAGAAAGGTCAACAAGCACGAGAAAGAAACCCTGCATTACATAAGATTAAATAATGGCAAAAAATAGGACGGAAAAAAGTAGATACCCATCCCGATATTCACCTGAAGGATGGGTTTCTGCTTCTCAATATATAACAGAATTGATCTGCGAGAAAAAAGCTCGTGTAGACAAGAAGGAGCTCCCGATAAAGTTTTGGGAGATTAAGGATTGGTGCAAATATTATAAGTACCAGATCACTCTTGCAAACAAGCTTATAAAATCACATGGTGAAGATGTTGTTATTGCAGCATTGAAAGATAATCGTTGTTGGTCTACCTATTCTTTAAGAGCTCCAAGGTTAAAGCAAGTTATTGAAGAAAAAGAAAAAGAAAAAGTTGAGAGAACACAAAACACAGAGTATAATATTAAAGACTCAGAAGAAGTCAAACATAAGACAAACAATAACCAGAAATCAATTATTTCTAAGTTAAGGGATTTGGATGAATAAAGACATTGTCAAAGAATATGGTGATGTTCTTCATGACCCCTCTTCCATTATAGATAGACCTCTGGAAATTCTATCTGTTGGACCCAAATTAGATATAGCTCTGGGAGGAGGAGTGCCTGAGGGTTCGTTGTTTATAATGACCGGCCCTGAGAAGGTAGGGAAGACAGTAACTGCGCTCACGTTTTGTGCAAACGCGCAGAAGCACTATCAGCGTAAGGTTTACTACGCTAACATAGAGGGTCGCCTAAAAAGACGAGACCTAGAAGGCATTATAGATTTAGATCTTGACTCAGAAAAGATGCAGATCATCGGCTCTACAGAAGGAAATATTCTGTCTGCTGAAAAATATCTTAGCATCATTGATAACATTGTCCACACACAACCCGGATCTTTAGCTGTGGTAGACTCTTTCTCAGCGCTGTCTAGTGAAGCAGAGCTCACAGGAGATCTTTCGGACATGCAGGTAATGAGTGTTCAAAAGGTTTTAGCAAAGTTTTGCAGACGAATCTCCAATGTTCTCCCAATCAATCGAGTAACCGTAATAGGTATCACTCACCTGATGGCAAACTTACAAAGGTTCGGAAGAGGCAAGGCAAAAATTGAAAAATCAGGGAGTGCCTTGAAGTATCAGGTTGATGTGAAGCTACATGCGAGCCACTCGGTTCCTCTAATGCAGGGAGACACTCAGATTGGTCAGACAATACACTGGCAGATCACAACTTCCGCCATAGGTCCTCCGGGGCAAAAGGTAGAAAGCCACATTAGATATGGAAGAGGGATATGGAAGGAAATGGAGCTCGCTGACCTTATGATAGACTTTGGACTTGTTTCCAAAGCCGGAGCTTGGCTGAAGCTTCCCAATGGAGAAAAAATTCAAGGGAAGGCAAATCTAGCTAAGTATTTAGACGAACACCCAGAAGAGTATAAGATGTTTTTAAACGAAGTATTTTCTATGGTAGGAATTGAGAATCATGAAGACTAAAGTTCTTGGAACGTTTGAATGTAGACTATATATTGGATCTATCTACGAAGACTCTAAAGCTTTTATTTATGAACCTAAACTATTCCAAGAAATCCACCGAGTACAGACAGCTTTTGGAAAGCCTGTGCCAGTCAGGGTCACAAAGACCACATTTGTTTGTGCCCCCAAGTATATAGAAGATGGGTGGGAAATAGCAGTCATCAATTACCCAAGAGCCAAAACAGACCCAGAGATCATCGAAGAGTTCATGGAGATGCTAGCTGAGGATTTCATGGTTACACTTAAGCAGAAGAGAATAACTCTTGTAACGCCCAGTATATCAATTATGTACGAATCAGAGGCTTCATACATGCCTTAAGCAGTAAGTTAGACTTCTTAGCTGCAAATGTATGAGAGAACAAAAGTCGGGGTTTCATTCGCACCTCATCCAGTAGGTTTCTAGTCCTTCCTATCTGCGAAGCGAGTGTTGAGACAAAAGGACCTTTTATTATTCAAAACTTATTTTAAGGAGTAGAAAGATGGAATCTTTTATACGAAATGTAAAATTTTACGGACTTCAATATACGTCCGAATTCGAAGAGATGCTTAGTCTCACAAACTCTCTCTTGAACGACCTATCTAATCATATCAGATCGGAATTACTATCTGGTAAAATGCTTGATATCCACTCTATGGGAAAAGAGCAATATGTGACAATGGATTACTCCGCCAGTAAAGAAGACGCTCTCACAAGGGCTAGATATAGAGATACGATTCAATTTATCTTAGATAAGTATCCCATCAAAGAGAAAAGGAAAAGTCTTGAGAGGAATATCGTTGGTTATGTGCTTGAGAGATTTGCAGGATACTATAAACGTAATTCAAACGACAAGGTTCCTACTATAACATTTAAAAACAAAGATATCAAGTACAAGGATAGAAGCGTTGTATTGGATGCTAAGAAAAAGACGCTCACATTTCCCACTGTATTTGGAGACTATACTCTTAATTACACAGATAACGTTAAAGGTCACATGCTGGAGTCTGGAAAATACGCAGGTAACTTAGTTGTTAAGAAAAAAGAATTTGTCATAGCGATTGATGTTCCGTTCGTTGCCCAATATACACCAGAGACAGTTCTGGGATTTGACTTGAACAAGAGCCTTAATAATTGGCTTGTATTTAACACGGGTGATGTAATCAGGGGTGATGAGACGATCTATAAACATATAGATGAGATTAGAAAGCTAAATAAAATAATCGACAATAACAATAAGGGAGATTTAAAAAGTTCCCAAAGGTCGGCTTTCAGGAGAAGGGTACAGAACAAGCACAAGAGTTTTAACAAAGAAATTTCCAAAGTCTGTAAAAAGATTGTAGATGTTGTCAAAGATAAGAAGGCTTTACTTTGTATAGACATGGTAAAGACCGGCCAGAAGATGGGCACTTTTGGTCAAGATAAAATTATACCTCAGCTACAGACTATGTGCGAGAATCAAGGAGTTCCATTTATAGCTGTTCCATGTAGAAATACCTCAAGAAGATGTTCGTCTTGTGGGTATGTTCATAAAGATAATAGAAAAACAGTTGATGAATTTAAGTGTCTTAAATGCGAGCATGAAGACCTTTCTCATTTTAATGCGGCGAAAAACATTGCCTTTCTTGGGAATAAAATGTTTGAGGCTGGTGTTCCCTGTGGAAATCATGGTAGAATATCTGTAGAGAAACTTATAGAGAAACACGGGTCTCATCAGCACCCGAAACAGCATGTTATGACGTTCATGACTGGAAGTTGATGCGATAGCAAAACGTCGGGGTGTCAAGACCACCTCAAGCAGTATGCTTGGCTCTCATAACTGCAAGGTCTTGTAGAGACAAAGAGCCTTGGAGTCAATATGAAAATCAGAGATTTAAACAATGAGGTTCATACGTGGAAGTTAAGCGGCTACGTTGTGACTGCAAATGACATGCGTCCACGCTCCAAACTTCATCTGGCGGCGAGGGAATTGCTCATTGAGCTTTTTCCCACCGTTCAGGTGTTAGAGGAAGTCCTTACCCCATTGACTAGATATGAAAAATCATATTTTGACTTTTATATAAATACCCTTAAGCTCGCGGTAGAAGTCCACGGACAACAACACTATAAATTTAATTCTCTTTTCCATACCTCAGCACAAGACTTCGCAAACCAGAGGAAAAAAGACAGGCGAAAACAAGAGTGGTGCGAGTATAATAATATTACATACATTGAATTACCATATAATGAAGGTATAGACGAATGGAGACTAAGGATACAGCGAAGGAACGGCTAGAGCAGATCGATTCTGTACTAGACGAGTATGAGGGCAAGCTAGGGATAGGTGGCTACTCTGAGGACTTTCACGACCAGTCTGTAAAGAAATACATGTCTATGCCTAGACAGCAAATGGAAAAGCTAACCGTGGAAGAGTGTGCAGAGGCCGCTCTTCTCCTCGGAGGATTTTCTTTTTACCTGCAAAGATCTTATAATAGAGAAACAGCTAGGGTCAACTGGGCATCTTCTAACCTTAAGAAAATGATATCTGGAAGAGAATCCCAGTATAGCGGCTCATGGGATAGTCAATACTACCAAGCTATTAAAGAAGATGCGTATGCAAGCAAGCTAGACAATATTAAAACCTATGCCCAGCAGAGGGCTGACAGACTTACCTACTTAGCTACTTCTGTCAAGAATTTAAGTGACCTATACATTAACCTTCAGAGATCGAAAATAAATAGACATGGATAAAGAAGAACTTAAAGAACTACTTTCCCAGTTTAGTAAAGAAGAAATACTAGACTTAATACCCGATGAAGAGAAGAAGCCTGTCAATAAAAAAAGAAGGCGGGGAAAAGGGGGGAGAAAAAATAAAAACCCTAGACCCGAGTTTGTTAATAAGTTTGATGAAATGATGCAAGGTATAAGCTTAACGGGTGACGAAAAGAAAGAGTTAAAACAAGCGGAGGAAGCAGACGCTTCCGCTTCCAGTAAAGAAAACCCCTTCAAGGGACGTCGTAATAAAGTTTCTAAAATAGACATTCATTGTAGGTCTTGCCACAGGGAATATAAAATGTATCCATCTCAAATTCACAACAGGGAAAGATGGACTTGTAATAGATGCTTATCAGGGAGACAGGGTTAATGCTAAGCGACCTGCCAGCAGAAAGAGCGATCCTCGCCGGAATATTCAGATACGGAGCAGAGGCGTATTATGATGTCGCAGATATTGTTTCTGAAACATCGTTCTGCGATGAGTCAAACTCCATTCTATACTCCTGTATGAAGCATATCCTTGAGGCAGATGATACAACATCCCTAGATGTCCCCTCAATGCTGTCGGCGGCAAAAGAAAAAGGACTCGCAGACTTTTTTAATAATCAAGAAGTCCAACACATGTCTTCTATCACGAAGTTCCCCGTACTTCTAGAGAACGTGCGAAGATTTGCAGCTAAAATTAGAAAGCTGGAGATTGCACGAATGATGTACGATGAACTTGAAATGACAAAAGAGAGATATGCAAATGTCAAAGGTGATGAACCAATATCCGAGATACTGGGCATAGCAGAAGAGTCTGTAATGAATGTCTCGTCTCTTGTCTCTGGAGCTGACGATGTTCCAACTATGATGTTTGATAATATACATGAGTATGTAGAGGGGTTGTCTGAAACCCCTGTAGACCAGATAGGTATACCTACAGGCTTTTCAAGATATGATTTTGCTATCGGCGGAGGATTAAGAAGAGGGACTGTGAATGTAATAGGGGCAAGACCTAAAACCGGCAAGACATTACTAGCTGACAATATGGGAGTACATATAGCCCGCCAAGGAATACCTGTTCTTAATCTAGATACAGAAATGAGAAAAGAGGATCATCAAAATCGCCTACTAGCTATGCTTTCAGAGGTCACGATTAATGATATTGAAACTGGAGCATTTTCCAAAAACCCTATGAACAATAGAAAGGTACAGGATGCGATAAAAGATATTAGCGATCTCCCTTACTACTTTAGGTCAATAGGAGGGGCTTCATTTGAAGAACAACTAGCAATCATAAGAAGATGGATTAGTCGCGTAGTAGGACTTAATGATAAGGGTAAGGCTAATGACTGTGTTATTATCTATGACTACCTGAAACTCATGGACTCTGCTCAAATCAAAGGAGATATGAAGGAATTTCAGGTCCTCGGATTCATGATGACAGCATTACATAATCTATCTTTAAAGTATGAAGTTCCAGTCCTGTCTTTCATTCAGCTAAACAGGGATGGCATCAGTAAAGAATCGACAGACACAGCCTCAGGCTCAGATAGAATTATTTGGCTATGCTCTAACTTTACAATATACAAGTACAAATCGGACGAAGAGATCGCATCTGATGGCCCTGAGAATGGGAACAGAAAGCTAGTGCCGATCATTGCACGACACGGAGAAGGCTTACAGCCAAGTGATTACATTAACATTACTATGAGAGGCCAGTTCGGTCAAATTATAGAAGGTAAGACCGCTTTTGAATTAGAAGACGGCGTGTCTGACATAAATAGCTTAGAGGAAGATTATGACACAGAAGCAGACATCCCCTTCGTATAAAGGCAAATACGATTTTGGAAAGATCAACTCATTGTCAAAGATAGCAATGAACTATCTAGATGAGATTTACGAATATTTTGGAATAAAGAGATCATATAAAAATGAAATTCTCGTAAAATCATGTTGCCCTATACACGGGGGAGACAACCCAACAGCCCTTAACATGTACTATAATGGAGACTTTAAAATTCACTATAAGTGCCGGACGAGTCAATGTGAAGATCAATTTGGGAATGACTTCATTAGTTTTATCAAAGGATGTTTGTCTAGGTTCAAATACAACTGGGAAAAGAACGGAGACAAAGAGGCTACTTTTTCTGAGGCGGTAAACTTTCTCTTAAAGTTCTTAAACAAAGACCTAAACTCCCTAGAATCAGAAAGCGCTAATATAGAAAAAATGAAATTCGGAAGCATGGTCAATAACCTAAGCTCCGATGATGCCAAAAAGGGCCTTATAAGCAAGGATGAATATAGAAAAAAAGTTGTTATCCCGGCCCCTTACTATTTACAAAGAGGTTTTTCAAGAGAAATTTTAGAAGAATATGGAGTTGGCTACTGTGACAATCCTAAGAAGCCTATGTATGGAAGAGCCATCGTTCCTATCTACGACAATGAATATGAGAATATAGTTGGATTTACCGCCAGAAGCACCTTTGATAAATGCAATCAATGCAACCATTACCACAATCCTTCAGAAAAATGTAGACATTTTCCAAAATGGATGCACAGTAAAGGCTTTCAAAAACAAAAATGGTTGTATAATTACTGGAGGGCTAAGGATGAAATATTAAAGACAGGAGTAGCAATTATAGTCGAGTCTCCGGGGAATGTATGGAGACTTGCTGAAGCTGGAATACATAACGCTGTGGCGATCTTTGGAACGGCTCTTAACACAGACCAAAGATATTTACTAGATGAATCAGGAGCGTTGTCATTAATATGCTTAATGGATAATGATGACGCTGGCCAAAAAGCGGCGAAAAAAATAGAAGAACAATGTTCAAGATTATATAGATTATTTTTCCCTAGTTTTGAAGGGAATGATGTAGCTGACTTGAACATAGATAAAGTTACATCAGATATTAAACCTTTTATTGAAAACGCCATGGGCGTTTATAAGGAGATTTGAATGGCGTTTAGAAATAATGCTATTGAGTACTTGTGGAGAAACGCTCTTGCAGACCAGTCGAAGGCAAGAGTTTCTTTGGATATCCTCTTGGATCACCCCGCTGGAATTGGAGACCACTCTACCGGAGATCTTCATAATAACTTGAATGAGGCTTTAGCAGCTTTAGCTGATGCCGAAGACAGAATTGAGACATTACAAAGGTATTATGCTCCTGCAGAAGACACTTCTCCAGCAGAAGAAAAGGGCGAAGAATAGTGACTCAAATTTTAGGATTTGCAGGCAAGAAGCAAAGCGGCAAAAATACCGCATGCAATTATATTATTGCCCTTAAACTGGTAGAACTAGGAGTCTCTAAAAAGACAAGGCTTGCACCTAATGGAATGATTGAGGTAAGCGATATCTTTGGAGAGACAAAAGGAGAGCAGGAATGGTTTGAGTTTAGCGAAAAAAACTTGAACATAGACAAGCTCTTCAATGATGGTGTTGGACAGTATGTCAGGATTTATGGACTTGCCGATACATTAAAAGATATGTGCATAAATGTATTTGGCTTGACCTACCATCAAGCGTATGGAAGAGACAAGGACAAAAACTCGGAGACCGACATACTCTGGGGAAATGTTCCCACTCCAAACAGTAACTTTAAAAACAAGAAAATGACAGCTAGGGAAGTCTTGCAATACGTAGGGACAGATATTTTTAGGAAATTAGATCCAGACGTATGGATTAAAAGTCTGCTAAGAAAAATTGAGAAAGACTCTCCGGAAGTTGCTTTAATTTGTGACGTTAGATTCAAAAATGAAATCCTAAAACTTCAGGAGTCAGGAGGCTTCATTATCGGACTCACTAGAGACCCATACAATAATGCAGATTCACATTCAAGCGAAAAAGAAATCGAAGAAGGCTTCTCTTTGTGTGATTGTATTGTAGACAATCAAGATAAAACAGTTGAACGACAGCTTGAGCTTATTCATGGATGTATTAAGCACTTACCAAATGTACTCCCAGCAATGGAGAAATAATGAGTATTCCGATTGTATATTTTAGAAGCAGCTCTTTTAATTCACATAGGATGTGCCCTATGCAATATTACATGGAATACGGACTAGGTTGGCGTGGTAATTCAGGCAAGAAAGCGGACAAGGGAACCATAGTTCACAAAATACTTGAGCTAGCAGCAGTCTCCAAAAAGGCTTTGCAGGAGGGTCAAGACACAATTGATGATAGTGAGATAGGTGAAATTGAAACGGCTAATTACGATCCAGAATATTTAGATGAAATTATAGATAAGGTCTATGAGTATTATACATCTAGGACTACACATCATGAATGGAAACCTCTTGACCTTAAGCACTGTAGAGCATGGGTCTGGAAGATATTTAACGACGATGATGGTTTCTTTGACCCAAAGAATAGAGTGGTAGTCGATGCAGAACCCCACTTTGATTTTGAGATTGAGGAAGAATGGGCTAAGTATTCCTATGAACTAGCAGATGGAACGGTACTGGAGGGGAACTTAGCCTTAAAGGGCACAATTGACCTTATAACAGACATAGGGGATAATACATATGAGATTATAGATTGGAAGACTGGGAGAAGGTTGGATTGGGCTACAGGTAAAGAAAAGACTATGGCCAAACTACAGAAAGATCCTCAATTAAGAATGTACCACCTCGCATGTAAAAAACTCTACCCTCATGTAGACGCTTTCTTGGTAACAATACACTTTATGAATGACGGAGGCCCTTTCACTCTACACTTTCAAGACAGTGACATTCCTGAAACCTTAGAAATGATTAAGGCAAAGTTTGAAGTTATAAAGAAGACCGATCTTCCCCAGCAAAAGAAGTCTTGGAAATGTTCTAAACTATGTAATGCTGGCAAAAGCACTTATGAAGGGACGAATGTAGATGTAATGTATAACGTGTTCGGTGCGCCACTGACGAAATGTGAGCAGACCCACGAAATGATTAAAGAACACGGTATCGAGTGGGTAACACAAAACTGTACGGCTCCTGACCATGCAATAGGTAAATACCAAGCTCCGGGTGAAGTATGATAAGGCTTCCTTTTTCAGAGAGCATGGTAGAAAGAGCAAAAGAAAAAGCCTTGACACTCGGATCTATAAATAATTCTATCCTTCAAGGTAGGGGTAACATTGCTGGATATCTTGGAGAGGAAGCTCTGGCCCCATTTGTTAATGCAGAAATTGTAAGTAACAATAGAGGTCTTGACAAATATAACCACGACTTATTGTTAGGAAATTCAGACAGACTAGAAGTAAAAACAAAAAGGAGAACTGTATCTCCAAGAGACTTTTATGATGTCTCTATAGCTGAAACAAGCGCTCACCAAAGGCCAGACCTGTATGCTTTTATAAGTCTAGAGTTTTCTAAAGCAACCAAGACCCATCCTAAAACATACTACGGTCTAAAAAATATATGGCTGTGTGGATTCATAACAGCTGAAAGATTTTGGAATGAGTCGGTCTTGTGGGAAAAGGGCAAGATAGACACAAGAAATAACTTCAAGACGCATGTAAACATGTATAATTTAGAGATAAGAAATTTACACAAAGACCTAACAGGAATAACAATATGAAATATGTGCCACTTCATGTACACAGCGAATACTCACTCTTAGATGGTTTATCGCAAACCTCTCAAATATCAAAGAGACTTGAAGAAATAGGGGTTGACGCATGCGCTCTCACCGATTACGGCACTATTTCCGGAGCTATTGACTTTCATAAAACAATATCCAACGGATTTAAACCTATCCTAGGATGTGAGCTATACTTATCTTCTCAAGACTCGTCTATAAAGACAGTTGAAAATAAAAGCCTTTCCCACCAAGTTGTATTGGCAAAAAATTTAGATGGATGGAAGAAGTTATTATCTCTTGTTTCTATCTCCAACAATCCAGACAACTTCTATTATAAGCCCAGAATAGGCTTTGATGATTTCCTGTCTCTTGTGTCGTCAGATGGAAATTTAATTTCTTTTAGCGGACATCTAGGCTCTCACTTGGGAAATCTAGTTACAGATAATCCGAACTGGAAAAAAGAAGGCTGCGCTGAAGCTAGAAGACTTCAAGAGTCTTTTGGTAAAGAAAATTTCTATATAGAGATACAACTGATAGACTCTTTGACTAACAGTAAAGCAAAGGAGTGTGCAGAAAAGTTAAGAGAAATATCTAAGGCTACTGGAATACCATGTGTTGCAACTCCTGATGCGCATTATTGCAGAAAGGAAGATTCCCACGATCAAAGGGTTTTGTTATGTACAGCATTAAGAAAAAGTATCAGCCAGATACAATCGGAAATCAATCAGGGCAAGCTTGTGTCAATGAAGGCTTTCTTTGAGTCCGACAACTACCACATACCATCTTGCGAGGAAATGAATCAGCTTCACACTCCAGAAGAGCTACAAAGCACTCTTGATATTGCTGAGCAATGCACAAACTATGAAATTTTAGGCCCTCCAAATCCACCTGTTTTTGATTGTCCTGAGGGAATGTCCCCAAATGACTACCTTAGATACCTATGTCGCGAGGGCTGGGTGGAAAAAATGGATCATATAAACAAAGGCCACGACCTCTTTGGGACTTACGGAGACAGGGTTGATAAAGAAATAAAAATCTTTACTGAAACTAATCTGTCTAGCTATTTCTTGATTGTTAGAGATATTTTACAGTATGCAAACTCTAAGGGTTATCTGACTGGACCGGGAAGAGGAAGCGCTGCAGGATGTATGGTTTCATACCTAATGGGTATAACTAAAATTGACCCGGTGCCGTATAATCTTATTTTTGAGAGATTTTACAATGCTGGTCGTAATGCTGGAGGTAGGGTGTCAATGCCAGATATTGATGTCGATGTTCCTAAGTACGGAAGGAATGATATAATAGCATACATTAAGAAAAAATATGGTAAAGACAATGTTGCTCAAATCATTAGCTTCCAGACGCTCAAGGGTAGAGCTGCTTTAAAAAGAGTTATGGCCTCAAGAGGTAACATAGGTTTTGATGAGCAGAACGCTATAACTTCTTACATTTTAGATGAGGCTAAAATTGCTGATGATCTTCAGGATATGAAAGAAGAACTTGGGACTTCTTCTGTGATTACTTGGGCTCTTGAAAACAGGAAGGACAAACTGAGTGAATGGTGTCAGGTGAATGAAAATGGAGAGCTGGAAGGCAGGTTTGCTAAAATATTTGAGCAGGCAGTAAGACTGGAAAACACAAAAATAGTGCAGTCAAAGCACGCTGCGGGCGTTGTTGTCTCCCCACAGCCCATCTATGATGTTTGCCCTATGGTAATCGACAGGGAAGGTAAAGATCTTTTGGCTGGATTCGAAGGCCCTAGCTGTGAAGATGCAGGCTTGTTAAAGTTAGATATCTTAGGTATCAAAATGTTAGATAAAATTATGGACATATCAACGATTTTAAAGGTATAATTTAATGAACGAACAAAGCTTTGAAGTTAGGTTTGAACCATCAATTGGAGAACACTGTTATGTCTACCAAAGAAATGATGGTTCTAGCTTTGGGTCTATAGTAAAACCCCATGAGTGGGGGGAAAATTACCAATACAAGTTTTTATATAAAGCGACATATACCTCAGAAGGAAAGTGGAAAAAGAACAATGAACAATAGATGGATAATTGTATTCGACTGGGAAACTGATAGCCCAAACCCAAACACATGCAACCCTGTTGAGCTTGCTGCCGTACCAGTGAATCCTCGCACGTTAGAAATAAAAACAGATCAAGCATTTCGGGCAACTATTCGTCCAGACGATATTGATTCCGAAGAATATTTTACCAAAGAAAGACAAGGAACTATAGCTTGGCACGCGAAGCAGCGTGGAGTAGAAACAGAAGAGATTATAGCAGACTGGAAACAAGGTCAAAGTGAAAAAGTTGTCTGGAAAAACTTTTGCAACTACTGCGCTAAGTACGAAGTAGACAAAAAGCCGGGACAATGGTATACAGAACCCATCCCTTCAGGATATAATATTATTGGATTTGATCTTGTCATTGCCAATAGGATGGTTGAAAAACACAAAACAAAGTCTCCTTTCTCAAAGGTAACTAAGATTGACATGATGGACATCCTGTTTATGTGGTTCGAAAATTTAGATGAGCCTAGCAGTATGAAGCTTGATGCTTTCCGAGACTTCTTCGGAATGGAAGCAGCACAAGCACATGAGGCACTATCAGATACTATTGACGAGGCTGAGCTGTTAGTGAAGTTCATGAAGTTTCATCGAAGACAATCGACAGTTGGAAAATTTAAGGATTCATTTGCTAATGCTAAAGTTTAAGTGTGGATGTGAATTTCACCAAGACGAAAATGGAAAGACCATATTCGATCCTGATATCAGCAAACTAAACATGGACTGTGTTGCCACTTGGGATATGATCTGCGATGGAAACACCAAGGGGGTATTTCAGTTAGAGTCTCAACTAGGACGGTCTCTGTCCTCTCAAACAAAGCCTAGAGACATAGCAGAACTATCAGACTTGATCGCAATTATGCGGCCCGGATGTCTAGAGGCTATAGTTAATGGTAAAACTCTGACTATGCATTACATTGATAGAAAACACAAAAGAGACGCTGTAGAATATTTTCATGACTCCTTAGAGAGCATACTGGGCAGCACGTATGGTATTTTAGTGTACCAAGAACAGGCAATTCTAATTGCTACAGAAATAGCCGGATTTGATTTGCAAGAAGCTGACATTCTCAGAAAGGCTATCGGTAAGAAAAAGGCAGATGTAATGGCTGAGGTTAAAAAGTCTTTTATTGAAAAGGCTATAAAAAAAGAGATTGTTAATAGAGAACAGGCTGAAGAAATTTTTAGCTGGATCGAGAAATCTCAAAGATATTCTTTTAATAAATCTCACTCAGTAAGCTACGCCTACAATGCTTACCTAACAGCATACGCAAAAGCACATTTTCCACATGAATTTTTTACCTCATATCTAAGAAATGCCGTTGGTAAACCAGACACCTTCATGGAAGTACAAGAGCTTGTCAATAACGCTAAAATAATGGGAATCAATGTAATGCCTCCAAGTGTTACAAAAATGAATGAAGAATTTAAGCTAATGGGGGATAACCCTACTTATGGAATGACCAATGTAAAAGGGGTAGGCTCGTCTGTATTTGCAAAGATGAGTGCAGACATGGAGGAAAGAGGCATTGACCCAGAGAATTGCGATTGGGACTGCTTTCTGCTTTTAGTGTCTCCCCACGTTAACAAAAAGGCATTTTTAAACTTGATACTAGCTGGGTGCTTTGATTCTTTTAAAATATCTAGAAGTAAGATGCAGCACCAGTACAGCATTGTAAAAGAACTTTCGAAGAGAGAAATTACTTGGCTGTCGGAATACAAGACAGACAATCCTGAAGAGAAGGTTAAAGAATGTCTATTAAAAATGATAAGTGTATCGGATTCCAAGGATAAAAAAAGACCAATTTTCAGAAAGGCTAGAATTCCAGTGGTTGTAGACCTAGTGGATGCTTATGAAAATCCGGGATATGACCTATACGATTCTCCGTCTTGGCTCGCAAAACAAGAGGAGGAGCTTCTGGGAACAGCATTAACTTGCAGTAAAGTAGATGAGTATGACACAAGCAGGTCCAACTGTACATGCAAAGAATTTTTAGACGGATTCCAAGGTCAGCAGGGTATATATTTAGCGGTACAAGTCAACGCTGTCCGGGAATGGGAGATTAAAAAAGGACGTTCAAAAGGTCAAAAGATGGGCTTTTTAACAGTGAGTGACACTAGCTGTTCTATAGATAATGTAACAGCTTTTTCTGAAGAATGGGATAAGTATAAAAAATTACTCCATGAAGGCAATACGGTACTACTTAGAGGTATCAAAGACAAGAATAGAGGAAGTTTTTTGATTAAAAAGGTAGAACAATTAACAAGTTAGTTTGGAAGCTACGCTATAATAAGGTATAAGGATGCAGGATTTAATTGAACAAAACATGGGGCTGGTAGTGTCTGTAGTAGAATCTTTCAGACCTAAGAGCTCCGAGGAAAGAGATAGTTTTATACAGGCTGGGAGAATAGGTCTATGGAAGGCTCTTCAAAAGTATGACTCTACTAAGGGTGCAGCTTTATCAACCTTTGCTTGGAACCCTATTAGGTGGGAGATAATCAAAGAAATAAAGACAGTTTCTAAAAATAAATGTTATTCAATATCAGGAATGCCCAACATTTGTTATGAAAATAAGAATGATTTCTCTGAATTATATCCTACAAATTTAACAGAAGAGGAAGCTTTTATTATAGACCTAAGAAGATGTGGATATAAACTAAGGGAAATATGCGACATTGTTGGTAGGGGAAGATCCTATATTAAAAAAACTGTATATAGAGCTATTTCAAAAATAAGGGATGCCAATGACGAATAAGAAGAGGGTTCTGTTTGTATCTGAATCACACAACCTAGCTTCGGGATTCGGTACATACGCTAAAGAGGTTTTAAGTAGGCTTCACGCTACAGGTAAGTATGATATCGCTGAGTTTGCTAGTTACGGCAGTCCCGCGAGTGTAGGAAATGTCCCTTGGAATTACTACGGGAATATGCCAGACCCAGCAAACCAGCAGCAGTCTCAACATTATGAGTCCACTAGTTTGAATCACTTTGGTTTTTGGAGATTTACTCATGTTCTGTTAGACTTTAAACCAGACATTGTTCTAACATATAGAGATCCTTGGATGGACATGTGGATAAAGGATAGTCCGCTAAGAAGATTTTTTCACTGGGTATGGATGCCTACGGTTGATTCCGCTCCACAAAAACGAGAATGGTTGGAAACATTCAAAACCTGCGATGCTGTTCTAGCGTATTCTGAGTTTGGTCAAAAGACACTAGACGAACAATCTAATGGGGCTATAAATACGATAGGCTGCGCCTCTCCAGCTATTGACCCTACGGTGCACTACCCCTTCTCAGACAAGAAGGCCCATAAGGAATCTCTAGGTATAGATGGAGATTCTTTTGTAGTTGGTACGGTGATGCGTAACCAAAAAAGGAAACTCTTTATAGAGCTAATGAGATCATTCAGAATGTTTCTCGATAATGCTCCCAAAGAAGTAAGCGAAAAAACTTTTCTGTATCTACACACTAGCTATCCCGAAAAAGTCGGATGGGACATTCAGGCAGGTCTACTGGAGGAGGGAATAGGGGCAAACACGCTGTGCACATACATTTGTCGCTCATGCAACTATTGGAAGCCTATGAAGTTTAGAGGGGCAATAGCCACATGTCAATCTTGTGGAAATAGAACTGCGTTTATGCCTAATGTGGGAAACGGCTTAGACATACCTGACCTAGTAAAAGTCTATAATAGTTTCGATTTGTACGTACAGTATGCTATATGTGAAGGCTTTGGGATGCCTCAAGTAGAAGCAGCAGGCTGTGGCGTACCTGTCGCCTCTACAAACTATAGTGCAATGGAGGACGTTGTAAGGAACACAAAAGGATTTCCAATAAAGATAGATAAGATGTATCGAGAAATGGAGACTGGCGCTGATAGGGCATACCCTAGTAATAAACATCTAAGTGAAATCATGTTAAAGTTTTTTACAAAAGATGAGGCATACAGAAAGAAAAAGTCTGCTCAAGCTAGACAAGGGGTTCTAGATAGATATAGTTGGGACGATACTGCTAAGGTGTGGGAAAACTACATAGACACATACACTCCTATCGGAAGTCAGGGAAAGTGGAACTCCCCAAAAAGGCAAGTGCCCGTTCCATCTGAGGCACCATCAGTTCAGAGTCCAGAAGACCTAACAAGATGGTCATATGCTCAAATATCACAAAATGACAGGATGTTTTCTTATGATGCTGCTTTAACAACAACAAGCCTAAATTATGGATGTATGCTATATAATGGTCTCGAACCATTCAATAGAGACACGGTATTAAATAAGACACAAGTGCTGGCGAAAGACGCGAACATCGTGGAGGAAATAAGGTGTGGAGAAAGACAAATGACACCTATAGATTTCTTCAAAAGGGGTACAGGTTAATGACCAATATATTAACAATAAGTCCATACAAGGAATTCTCATCTATGGGTGAAAAATCTTTTAACTTTATATCTGCTTTAGATAGTCTGGACTCTGTAAATACCTTTAATGTACACTACAGCATGGAAAGGGAGTCTAACGAAAAAATAAATATCCCTTTTGATAACAAAGATCTAGATATAGACATTTGTGCGATATACTTGGCTCCAGAAAACTTTGCCAAGACAAAGTATCACACAGTGGGAATTTTTGAACCAAGCACGTCAGGTAATCATTCACAAAAATCATACACAGAGCATTTGGACTCATTGATAGTTTATAGCAATAAGCAAAAAAATGCCTGCAAAAGCTTAAACGGAAATATAAATGTTTTAAAACCCTCTATAAACCTAAAGAGTGTCTTGAATCCCATGAAGTCTGTAGACAGATCTCTCAAGTTCTACATTCCGTCCCTTGAAAAAACAGCGAACATAGACCTTGTTGTCAAAGCATACTTCAATACATTCTCTGCTTCTGATACTGTAGCGTTAGGTGTTCTGTCGCAAAACCCACAAGAGGACATTAAAAGATTCGACAGTATAAAAAAAGAATGTTCAAACGCTCCAGATAATGAATACCCAGAAATAATACTCTTTACAGACGTTAAAGAAATGCACGAGCAATGCCATTGCTGCATTGATGTAGACAGTACTTACAAAATAAATCTGGGTCCGCTAATAGGTTTAAGGTTTGGAAACCCTATCATATGCCTTGAGACATCTTCTATACAGGAGTGGCTCCCAGATGATGTGTGCTACAGAGTTAAATCTTATGAGGACTTTGTTATTGATTCAGGACAATCTTTTACATATCGCGGTGAGGTGTGGCAGATGTTTTCTATGTTGGAAATTTCTTTTACAATGAGGTCTATATACGAGGAAAGATCCAATTTTCGCAAGAAACAACATAAAATCGTAACCGAACACCATAGTTTTTTTGATCCGGCTAATTCAACTTCCACAATAGAGCAGGCAATATGTTTTTAGTTAAAAATATAATTAACTCGGTCACTAACCAAGATATAGAAACAGCCCTAGTCATATGTGAGGGTAGGGAAAATTATGCTATTGACTTGTGCAAGGTATTCAAAAAGGTTTTTTTCTATAATCGTTTTGTTGACCCGGGCCTGCCTAGTAATGGTCGAATTATCAATAACATTAATGCAGGGGTTCTTCAAACCTCCTTTGATATAGTTATATCCATAGGAGAGGGTGCAAATGTGGATGCGGGGTATGAGATATCAAATAAGCTGCACACCTCATTTTTACAGATAAAGACGGTTAGCGATTTTGTTGGAATTTCAAGACCATTTTCCACTCCCAAAACCGGGCCGAATCAACACAAGGGTGTCTCGCAGATTTCTATGTACCCCTCTGTTGAGTCATCTTCTAATATATGCATACCTGATATAACTAACGATATTACAAACAATGAAAAAGACCTAAGCTATATAGGGATAGCTCCTGTTCCCGAAATTTTTATGAACATGTATTTAGGTCTTCTAAGCGAATATCCAATCAAAGTAATGCAGCAAACCGATCCTTCATGTGGTATAATGATAGATACATGGCTCGGCAATAGCACACATCTTTTGGAATGTTTAAGAGCAGGAACGACCGTTATCTGCCCAAGAACTCCAGAGAGTGAAAGGCTTATCACCGAAGGTCGTAACGGATTTCTGTATAAAGACTTTAGAGAGCTAGCCAAACTCGTTAATTATGTTTATTCCAATAAGGAATCTATAGTAAACGTAGGTAAGTCTGGACAAAAACTTTACTCAGAAGTAACAATAGATAAAAAAACATTCATTCGTAAGTGGAAAGATGTTATAAAAAATACAGTGAGGAAGATTTAATGAAATTACTTATTTATAGCGGAAAAGAACAGTTCGTTTCCTCAGGGGTTGATAGTAAATCACAAGTCATAGAGGGGACGGATCTTAGTCAAACAATAGAGGGGGCATATAATACCGTTGAAGCATTTGACTTTATTGAGTCTGCAGAATGTGAAGACCCACTAGATATGCTATTGTCTAGGTTAAGAAAAGGAGGAACTTTGTCTATACAGGGTGTTGATGCAACAAAGGCAGCTTCCTTGTTTATAGAAGGGAACATGGACTCCAAGTCATTTTCGGACCTTCTGGTTGTTAGTAACAAGAGAGTTGTTAAAGTAGGTGATATTATTAAACATGTAGAATCTAAGAGTGGTTATGAGATACAGTTCGCAGGGATTAGCGGATTACATTATATAGTAGAGGTGACTAGAGGATGATAAATTCTATACATACAGCGTGTAAAGACTGTGCATTTGCGATATATAAAAATGGAACTCAGGAAGGTTGTGAATTCAACCGTATCGAGCTATACAGGGAGTCTGGAGCAGAAGTGATTCCTGTATATGACGATGAAAGTAATAATTTTTATGTCATAAATAACCGAATTTGCATTTATCATAGAGACAAAAAATGGGTTGACAAATACCCGAAATCTGAAATAAAGAATATTGTCGAGGCTCAAACGAAATCACCCTACCACGCTATTTTGATTAGGGATGAAGACAAGACTGTAGAAGATGTTAAGAAAACAATAGACTCTCTGGCTAGTCAATACAACCCTCCTACCGTTGTCAGTATTATCAATATGGATATATCTGGCAGTAATTATGAGTTTAGTATGCAGATGGAAAAGATATGTAAAGAACACAGTGAAAAGTTTTCTTGGCGTGTCCAGAATATTGTAAACTCTGATAGAACGTCTCGTGAATGTATTGACCTCGCAATAGATGCGACCTACTTCAGTAAGGCCTATACCTTTTATATCCTCTTTGAGGCTGGATTTGTAGTGCCCGACAGCTTTACTAAAGAACTGCATGATGCATTCTCAGTTAATCAGATAGTATTTGCGTTTCCTGTTGATAACATCAATGGTTTACTGTGTAATAAGCTCCTTCATAGAAAGCATACAGGAAATGCATTCTATATTAATATAGAGGATAAGTTAAAAGAATTTGAACAAGGTGTAGAAAATCACTTATTCCAAATAGAAGAATTATGTCCAAGCTTGAAACAGTAATAATTGCAAGTGAAACCCCAAGTAAGCCCGGTCAAGATTATAAAAAGGTTATTACTTGGTTTAACATACCTCCTAGGCCAGACTTTTTTAATTGGGTATATCAAAAGCAAAAATATGATATCTTTGGAATAATATTTTATCCCTTTAAATTTACCGATAGAAACTCATTATCAAAAATAGTAGAGGCTTTTAATTTGCACTCAGATAAAATGCTTTGCATACATTCTGCTGAAGATATAGACGGTAAACAGTGTCTGTTTATAAATAAGCGACTAGTAGATATGGAACACATAGGTGGATTAGAATCTATTATAGAGTATGCTTCTGAAAAGAACTACAAAGTTTTTTCTGTAAAAGGTTTATTTAAAAATGGCAAATCATAAAATCAGAAGCGAAGAAGAAGACCCTATTACAGTTATAATAGCCGCTGCTGGAGCTGGCAGAAGGATGAGATCTTATGGGCCAAAACCTTTATTGACAATAAAAGGAAAAACAATATTATCTAGGCAACTAGAGGAAATACAAACAAAATTCCCAACGGCTAACATAATATTGGTGTGTGGGTTCGAGGCTGATAAGGTTATGGATCGAGTACGGGGTAATATAATTACTCTAGAAAATGAAAACTATCAAGATACGAATATAACAAGAAGTGTGTCAATAGCATTGCGGGCGATAAGCACCGATAGGGCTTTAGTAATTTGTGGAGACCTTGTTTTTTCTAAGGGGACACTTAATCACCTTAATTATGACATGTCTAGCATTCTGGCAAATAAAGATGATCGTCAATCATCTGAAGTTGGTTGTATTGTAAACCAAGACGGGAATATAGAAAATATGATGTACGACCTAGACTTAAAGTGGTCACAAATAATATATCTTCAAGATCGTGTTTTAGAGGCGTTTAAAAAATTAGTATTTGATAGAAGTAATAAAAAGTTGTTTTTGTTTGAAATAATAAATAAATTGATTGATAGTGGATGTAAAATAAAATGTGTAGAAAACGATTCTATTCAAGTAGTTGATGTAGATGTGTCAAAGGATATCGTTATAGCAGAGGATATAGTATGAAGATATTAATAGAGTCAAGTAATACAATCTCAACTAGTATTCACAACGCTTTAGTTAAAGGGGGTGTTCAATCATTCTTATGGGATAATACTAATGCGGGCATTATAGATGTTTACGATGATATTAGACCTGATATCATTATCATAAATGACCAGTGTAATCCCATGCAATGTAAGGGGCTCGCAGCGCTGGAGAATAACATTAACTTCATTTTCATTGGAAAGTGGAACGAAAATTTTCCCAAGCCCATCTTGTGTTTAAGTAACGAAACTTATGAACAATTCCCTTCAATACCATTGCCTCCATCAACTGTTGATATAGCTCAAATTGTAAGAGGTTTTTTCGATCCAAAAGTTGCATGCGAAATCGCCATATTTACCGACGGAATGACTGAAGATTTTATTAATGCTCATTTAGAGGTCATGAATTTACTGATAGTTAAACAGGCTAGATTTTTTGGAAGTTTACGACTCCCTATACCAAACTATCTAGGGGTGGTAGACTTTGATTTAAAATCAAAAATAATAGCATCCTCTGATATTTGTGTAGATGTGACGGGAAATCTATGGAAACCACTGGCGCTATCTGGAGCTGTCGTCTTGTCACAAGGGTCTCCTCTAGAAGAATTCTTATTTACAGATGCTAATAGCTTAGATGAAAAAATAGAACAATTCCTAGAGTCTCGGCCAAATACCTCTAGTCTTAAAGCAATAGCGATGGAAGGATCTTCCGTTGACATATGTATTGATATATTTAGATTCCTGAAAATTCAGCAGTTGGTAGAACACTTTATTAAAATGAGGCAATCGCTTTTACAATGATAGGTATAGTTTTAGAAAATCTTAAAAGTTTTAATCTTGACGCATTGAATGACTCCTGTGATAAAAACACTATTGTTTTTACAGACTGTGTGCTACCACCCAAAGAGTATCGTAACCTTTCCTTTTTTACCACCTGTCTAGCGTATGACTTCAATGGCGATCTAGTATCAACCTGTATAAAAAGTTCAATGAATATATTGGATATGCCTCTAGCTAAAAGGAAATTTTTTATCGTGCCTCAAAGCTTTTGGGTAGATGAAGAAGTTACCTACAGCACCCTACTGGGTATATATGGTAATGACAAGTTAGAGCTCTTAGCGACCACAGAAGAGCAGGCGGATATTGTATCCAATTTTTTCAAAAGGCCTACTGTTATACAAAGTATATTAGATATTAAGGAAATATAAGATGTATGAAAATTATAGTGACGATAAGAAAAAGAAGTTCTTAGTTCGAGAGTATATTGATAACCAAAAAAGTTTTTCAGCAATAGCTAAACAGGTAGGCACATATGCTAACAAAATAAGAAGAGATGCAAAAAGGCTCGGTGTGGTGTCTAGAGATAGAAGTCAGGCTGCGAAAATAGCCCTTGAATTTGGGAGGTCAATTCATCCAACAAAAAATAAAAAAATGACCAACGAAGTTAAAAATAAAATCAGCGAAAGTCAAGGCAAGGTTTGGGACTCGCTGAGCGAAGAAGGTCGAGAAAAAAGAAGCGAGATAGGCAGGCGATCTTGGGAGAATAAGACCGAAAAAGAAAAAAGATATACCATACAAAAAGGTGCTGACGCAATTAGAGAAGCCGCCAGAACAGGGTCTAGGTTAGAAAAGTTTTTACTTTATGAGCTAACTAAGAAGAAATTCGAGGTACAATTTCATAAGGAACATTTACTTAAAAATCAAAAACTCCAGATAGACTTGTTCATTCCCAAATTACGTGTTGCCATAGAGATAGATGGCCCTTCTCACTTTAAACCCGTATGGGGTGAAGAGAACTTAGAAAGAAACAAAAGGTCAGATCGTCAAAAGACAGGTCTGATACTCGGACAAGGATTTGTTTTAATTAGGATTAAACAAGACAAAAGAATCTCCCAAAGGTACTTTAGAGGAGTTGTTGATTCTTTGGTCGTGGAATTGGAGAAGATTAAAAAGTCTTTTCCGCAGGAAAGTAAAAGGTATATAGAGCTATGAGTAAAACTAAAAAACAAGAAGCTAGCTTCGAAGATATAGTTGAAGTTATGGAAGAAGAGAAAGTTAGTCAAGAAATTCGTGAAGACATTAAGACTCCGGCGGACGAAGAATGGAGTGAATATGTTCTAGATCAAATGCATGACAGCGAACTCAGAGATGGAAACCCTACAGTTGATGGACTAAGAAGAGTAACTGAGCGTGTTTATGGTGAAATTGTAGCATCTACAAGTCATATCATCAACCATAATGATATCAATGGCAATTGCACTATTAAGCATACTTTATTAATCCAAAAATACTCCACAGGAACTATAATAACTGTAGATGGATGTGTGGATGTCAAACAAAAGAATGTCCCATACCCATTTAGCCAGCACATTGTGGCTACGGCTGATACTCGTGCAGAAGGCAAGGCTCTGAGACGTGCCCTTAAGCTTCGAGTTGTTACAGCTGAAGAAATGCAAAACACATCGGAAGATGACATTTTAGCTGCTGAAGAAAATATTACCGACCAGCAGATACTAGCTATTAATCAGATGTGTAAGCGACTTGATGTAAGTTTGGTTGAAGCGGTTAAAGCCTCTTGTGCCAATGCTGAATCAATCCGAAACGTAAGCAACCTTCAAGGTAGGAACCTGTTGTCCTCTTTGTCAGAGTATCAGAGAAAGCCTAAGTCTATTCCTGATGATCTAAAAGGTTACAACACAGAATGGCGTGAATCTTTTGATAAGGGAGATAAATAAATATGAAAGCAAGTGTCAAAGTAAATAACGAACTATCTTTCCAAGTAGAAGCTGAGACTGAAGAGAAGGTATTCAAGCAAGTTGCTAGAGTTCAGGAAATTTTTCAACATCAGTCATGTGGAAAGTGTAATTCACCCAATATTAAATTCGTGTGCCGTCACGATAGTTCTGAAAATGATTGGTTAGAAGTAGTCTGTCAGGACTGTAGGGGAAAACTAATCTTCGGTAGAACTAAAAAAGGTGGCCAGATATACCCTAAGATCAGATGGGATCAACTTTCTGAGAAGCAAAAAGAACAAAGGATAAATGAAAAGGGTTATGCTGATAACAATAGAGGTTATCTACCCGATAAAGGGTGGTTTATTTATAAGCCTGTTAGCTCTTCATAGAGCTGCTCCGGTTATCTTTTAAATATAAGAGGGGGTTTATACCCCCTTTTTTTATTCGCTCTCTTTTTCTTCATGTTCTTTGAAGTAAGGCCATAGGCTATTAAGGAATTTCTTTCTTTTTCCGCAACCACACCCTTCAGAATCCACATCAAAAGCTCTTTGTATCTTTTCAGATGTAATGCCCATCTTGTTAAGAACTCTTTCTATAGTGTCTCCCAATCCTCCTCTAGATGAAGCCGCATGCGGAACCGAAAGCTCATCTATATTTTCTTGTCTAAAATTATGAATAAGTTCGTCTGCTAGTTCTTCATCGGTAAGCTCTTCTTTTTCTTCACTCATTTTATATCCCCTTTAGAAAAGATTTTGTTAAGCCATTCTTCTCTTCTGTCACACTTGCAGTCGTTTATTCCAGCAACTGTTGACATTACTTCTTTTGTTATACCAATCTTGGATAATATATTGGTTATTGTCGTTCCAAGTCCTTTCTTTTTATTTCCATCTATAGAATCTGGATTAATCCCTTCTTTATTCAACTCCTTTACAGCCTTATCAAACTTATTTTTAGAGGTCGCTCTTTTTTGAGCCTCCTCAAATCTTTTGCGACCTTCTTCACTATAGTCAGGTCTGAAAGTATGCCACCATTGATTTCTGGCAGACTGAAGAGTTTTACATTGATGTTGAATCCCCCTGTGAATAAACTGTTGATATATAGGGCAATGTCCAGCACCATCGCATATACACTCAGAAGGCCCTCCGTTTTTTTCAATCTCATCAAAATCTATTTCCATAATATTCTCCTTTTAATTAACAACATCCTCCCGGAGGTTCCGGTGTCACTATGGCCAGTACTGTAATAGGGGTTGACGTGTCAGGATCTCCCCCTCCAGCACAGCAGTCGCAATTCCACAGAACGTCCGTTAAGTTGAACGTGACAGACCAACCCTCATTTCCTCCAAATGCTTCTGGGACACCTGATCCACATACTCCACTTTGCATAAACCAAGTTCCTATGTTCTCACTTCCGGGAGTCCCATCTTCGGGCGGAATAAAGTGCTGCTCAAAAAACCCTAGAGGTGGACATGTGCAATACTCATATGTTCCCGGCTGAGTTTGCCAGTTCCACGTAAATTGATATCTACATGCGTGGCAATCGTCGTGAAAGCCCGGAGCTTGCTTTGCTGCAGCAGGAGTGTCACAACAGCAGAGTGAAATGTTTACTACTTCTCCGTCGCATGAACCCGTTTGACATACAACTCCCTCATATGACCACTTTTCAAATTCCCAAGTGCTTAGACTCAATCTAAAATCTTCATTTGGATCTGGACAGGAAGGAGATTCAGGACATCCAGTATAAACATCAGGATGATAACAAGTTTCTCCACCTATCTCTCTCTCAGGACCATGCCCCCCTACGCCGGGACAGTAATCAGCATAGGTTGATGTATATTGATACGGGTTAACACCTGTAACTACAGCGGGCCCCATAGTAAAACAGGTAGTCATCAGATTAGGGCAAAGCCCATGACCTGCTGGGTCTGCGAATTGAACACAAACATTACCTGTTGGAGGACACGGGCAACAATGAGCCGGGCATCCGCCAATATCATTCTCAAGTGATGATGTACACTTACCACAACACTTGCAGCAATTGTTTCCACCTTTTGGTCCAATCTTTGTAGTTTTAACCATATTCCTATATCCTGTTTTTAATTAACAACCTTCACATTCACAGGGCCCATCATCGTCTGATACATGGGTAAACAATCCGCACGCGCTAAAGTTTAATGTTGAGTATCTAACCGTTAAGTCATCTCCTGTGCAACAAACGTCTCTTACTAACGTAACTCCAGAAGCCGCTCCTCCATGACACGGGTTCGCGGAAGATATTGTCCTTCCAGCATTAGGGTCGATGCTTATTTTAGCACCCTTTTTGTCACCACATAGCGTATCACTACTAGCTTCTAGTTTTAATCCACACCCTAACTCTATATTCTCTAAGTGGCTAAACGTCTCTGTAGACATGCTGCTAGAGGTTCCTTCACAGGTGCCACTTTGACCTTTCAATGTTAGATTGGTATAAACTATAGCATCACAGCCATTTTCTCTACCTGTAATATAAACTCCGGGACCAGCAAATATATCACAAACATTTGAAGGAGCATGAGTCCATCCAGCTAACGGCGTACAACTAGCAGTGCCTTCGCTGTTAAAATCAAAACGCTGAACCCCTGTCATGTCTATCTCTAAGAATATATCATGGGAACACATGTCCGGATAGTATTTTGAAGTTAGACCGCAGCCAAAGTTGAGTTCTGTAAAGCTTTCCCCGTCAGAGTCTGCGAGAGAGCTATAAGGAGAGACCCCTACGCAATGACTTGAGTTCAGAACTTTCATCGGATTGGTGAGAACCTTTGTTCCACATCCAGACGATGTTAAGGAAAGACCTGTAGATACAATTAATTTACTGAACGGGGATTCAGTAACGTCCATTGGAAGACAGTCTCCGGGGCCTTCACAAGAGCCTCCATCACACCACTTTTCTCCAGATATTTTTGGACCGCTAATAAGGAAACCGCAAGGATCACCCCCTCCGGTGCTCTCAATATTAATGCCTGTTGTAAATATAAGGTCATGGAAGAATGTTCTTGAGAAATCTAGTGCTCCATCACAACCAGAACCACTCACATACTGTGGAGCATGAATGACAGGATGACAATCTGTATTGGTTTTTTCAAATCCAGTTCCAAACGTTAGCTGTTGGAAAGGCTTGCCTCCCCAGTCTCCACCACCACCATCAAGACTACAAGAGCCAATCCCACTAACCCTAGGGCCAGAAATTATAAATGAGCAATTATCACCCTCGTTTGTGCTCTGGATAGTTGTACCAGTTGTAAAAATCAACTCATTAAAGAAAGATCTTGCAAACGTATTTTCGCAGTCACCTGATCCGCTAACATATTGAGGAGCGTGGACGATAGGCTGGCAATCCGTTCCCCCTTCTTGAGAAAATCCTGAGCCAAAAATCAACGTATCAAAAGGAAGTCCTCCCCAATCTGAAGCTCCTGCTTGAGCAGTACAAGACTCTATACCGCTCACTTTAGGTCCAGATATTACGTATCTACAGTCATCTCCCGGAGCAGCATCTTGTATGTTAACTCCTGTTGTAAATATTAGCTCATTAAAGAATTTACGGGTAGTAAACGTATTGCAATCGCCTGAGCCGCTAACATACTGGGGTGCGTGGACGATAGGCTGGCAATCCGTTCCCCCTTCTTGATGAAGTCCTGAGCCAAACACTAGCATATTGAATGGGTTGCCGCCCCAGTTACCCGCTCCAGCTTGTGATGTGCATGATGCTAGACCGCTCACTTTAGGTCCTTCAATAAACCATGAATTGGCCTCAGCAGTATTTTCAGAAACTTTAAGCCCCGTGCTGAAAAGCATGTGGGAAGCTATTTGTTTTACTGGAGTATTATTGGTACAGCCAGTATTGCTTATAAAGGTAGAACCTCCTCCTCCTCCAGAGCCTGATGACCAGATTTCATAACTGCAATCACCTAGCGATCTTACACCTAGCCCGCTTGTGAACGACAGGTTGTTGAAGAATGCACTACTTATCGATGTATCGCTCTCTAGTAAAGTAGTTCCCGTAGCAGATATAGTATGGTCTGCATCAATTCCATATTCACAGTCAGCTCCAGTAACCTTTAAGCCCGATCCAAACTTCAAATGCTCATACGGCTTATCGGAAATAGAAGGAGAGTGATTACAATAGGAATCATCAGTAATCTTGTGAGCGGATTTTATTATATAATCACAGTTAGCGCCAGTTTTCTCTACATCAATACCTGTTGAGAAGTATAACAGGTCAAATGGAACACTATCTATTGATAAAGTATTATCACAAGTATTTTTAGATATCCTTCTTGATGAACCTATGGTAAATTCGCAATCACCATCATCTTTGACATCTATACCAGTGCTAAAGGTTAAGAGTCTAAATAGCTGATCTGGTACGGCGGGTGAACCACAAACTTCCTCAGCCTTAATTCTATGGTCTGCATCAATAGTGAAGTCACAGCTTCCACCACTAACTTTAAGACCTGATCCAAAAATAAGAGTTTCAAAATATTGCTTATCAGATGCTACGGTTGGAGAATATGCACAATACCCAGTGTCTTTCACAAATCTTGAGACGTTAACCCCATAAGAGCAATCGGCTCCAGTAACTTGCAAGCCTGATCCAAAAGCTATGTTTGTAAAGAATGATTCTGCTGGAATCTCTGGACTATATTCACAATAGGCTATATCTGAGATGCTGTGATCCGCAACGATTCCAAATTCACATGCTGAACCTGTTGTCTTTAGGCCTGAACTGAAGTTAAGTTTTGTGTATGAGGTATAGTCTAGGAGTGTTCCTGTATGACCACAATACTCACCATCTTTAAGTTTATGTGCAGAGGATATTTTAAATGCACAATCCCCTTCATCTGATACCTCCATACCAGTGCCGAATAGTAACTTCTTAAAGAATTGTTCAGGAATAGTCTCAGTGTCGCATTCTCCGCTGGTGGAGATATATCTTTCTACATCAATTGTAGGATTACAATCGGTTCCAGTCATCTTAAATCCAGAACCGAATATTAATGTGCCAAAGGACTTGCCTCCCCAATTAGAGACTCCACAACTCCCAATACCGCTAAGTTTGGGACCTTCAATCAGCCAAGAGTTTGGAGAGTCTAGATTTTGAGTAACATCTAGGCCGGTGCTAAATACCATATGTTGTGTTGGTTGGAAACTGGGCCCACTGGCATCACAACCACTATTTGATATATAAGAAATTGCACCTCCTGAACCGGAAGCAAACACCTCATAAACACAGTCTCCTAAATCTTTCACCCCTAAGCCACTTGTAAAACTTAGATTCTTAAAGAATTGATTATTAACACTATCAGAGTCCGTCAAAGTAGAGCCGGTGCTACTTATAGTTATATCAGTACTTATAGAATAATTACAATCACCTGAAGAGTTTACATTAAGACCACTATTAAAGATAAGATTATTAAACAATGTTGGAGCTAGTACTTCATTCCCTACACAGCCCTCTACGTGAGAAATAGTTCTATTAGAGTCTATCTTAAACTCACAGTTAGCGCCCTCCTCTATCGTTAAACCCGATCTTGCAGTAATCTTTTTAAAGGGCTTGTCAGTTACGGAAACCGATTCGTTACAAGTAGCCTCATCCTTCAGGAGAAGATTAACATCTAGCTTGTATTCACAATTGCTAGCCTCTTCAATTTTCAATCCTGAACGTGCAGTGATCTTCTTAAAGTTCTTATCTGTAACTGTAACTGTGTCACCACATGTGGCCTCATCGTTAACTTCTAGATTTACATCTAACTTGTATTCGCAGGCATCTGTAGTGATGAACCTTAAACCAGAACGAGCTGTAATCTTCTGAAATGGTTTATTATGCATATTAACTACATCGCCACATGTAGCCTCGTCGTCCACTAGAAGATTAACATTTATATCGTATCCGCAATCATCGGATTCTTCTAAAGTCAATCCTGACTTGAAGTTTAATTTACTAAATAATTCATAGTCTGCTACCGTAGATGTTGTAGAGCAAGTTGATTCATCTTTAACCTGAATGTCGGAACTTATAGTTCCCGTACAGCTTCCTGCACCTGCATACTTAAGGCCTGTTCCCATAACAAGAGTAGTAACATTCTCTGGGGCAACTTCGTCGTTTCCGCACACACCTGAAGAGCCAACCTTAAAGTCAGAGGAAATCTTATAGCCACAATTTCCCTCTGACCCTAAAGTAAGACCTGTTCCTATAATTAAGCTATCATAGAAACCCCCTTCTTGACCTGTATTACCACATGTAGCTGCTCCGGTAATTGTATTAGTGCTGCTAATTGTCCATTCACAACCCGTCCCAGTAACTTGCAGTCCGGAAGAGAAGTTGAGTCTATTGAAGAATGAATAGTTTGACGGCGCATCTTCTGCAGAGACTGAACCGCATGTAGGGGTAGATTTTATGCTATGATCAGCAGTAATCCTATATGCACAACCCGAGGTTTCACCTCCTGTTCCGGTAACATCATCAACGTAAAGACCTGTTCCAAACTCTAAGTGCTGAAAAAAGGCACCTTCAAGTAATCCAGTTCCCGTATTGCCTGTATGACCACAGTATTTACCATCCGTAAGGGTCTGCTCGGCTGTAATTACGTAATTGCAACTGCCTTCACTTCGCTCGACGGCTAACCCCTTTGAAAATAGCAAGTTTTCATAAGTTACACCTGTGAGGTCGTCCCCTGTTCCTGTTCCGCAACTTCTGTTGGAAAGGGTCTTGGTGCTAGATATGGAATACGTACATCCGCTCACGTTCTCAACAAACAATCCAGTTTTGACTAGAAGGTTATTAAAGAAGTTATAACCATAATCACCAGTTCCAGTTCCAGAACAGATTGGATCGAAACCTATCTGATGATCGGCATGAATACTGAATGAACAGTCAGTATCACCAGTAATGACATTTAAGCCAGTCGCGAATGTAAGGTCTGTAAACCTTCGGTTTGTAATTGGTAGTCCTGTTCCAGTTTGGCAACCGCTAAGATTGGTTATCTTTATATCGGAAACTATTGCATACTTACAATCTCCTGAACTCTCTACTCCAATTCCAGTGCTAAATAAAAGACCGCTATAGACGGCGTCTTGAATACTACCTGATTCACCACCACACTCAAAGAGACTTAGCCTTTGTAGGATAGGATCAACAGTAAAGTCACCATCACACCCAGAATTCTCCCCTGTGTTTTTAGATAAAATAAAACCCGAGCCAAAATTAAGACTCTCGAAAAATCCTCCAGTAGGCTGTGCTTCTCCCGAACAGAAGTTTCCCTGACCCGTAACTGATAAGTTAAGTTCAATTACAGCAGAATGAGTTCCACTAGGATCATTCATAAAGTTGCCTGAACCTAAACCTTCTGCGCATCCGCCAGTTCCAGTGTTGGTTCCCGACAAGCAGACAGTCGATAATGCAAGACCTTTTCCTAAGACTAAGTTTGTTACATCACATATAGATGGGAATTCATATCCTGTTCCATCAGCTGAATAGTCACCAGAACCGCTAGCCTCACAACCACTGGAAATGACGCATAGACTAGTTCCGCTAGAAGGGGAGGACAGTAAAGGATAATAGGTACACTCAACATTATCATAAAAGGCGAAGAAAGTATCCCCGCTTTCTGGAGGAGTCATTCCAGAAGGAACTGTGTATATGATACTTCCGCTTGTTAGCGGATTTCCACCGGAATCATACGTCTGAGTTAGATTTTTTATTGTAGCTCCAGCGCCGTTCTCGCCAGATCCAGTAGCTGTAGCAACACCTATTCTGAACTGGTTGGGAACAGTCCATACAGCTCTAGTCCTGTCAAACCTTAAGTCTATTGGTGCTACAGGCCATGTCTCTTGATTTGTTAACCATCCCGTTAAAAATGTATCTTTTAATCCGGTATGTTGAAATGTGCCATCCCTAGCGTCGATTGGGTCGTCCACATAGTTAGGTATAGGTTTTCCTTCTGTATCATAACCCCACCCATGAAGTAACATAGGCCCTTTATGGGCAAGCATCCTAAAGTCTTCTGGAAAGGCATTTCCTGAATGCTCATTTATGACCATGTCAATTATAGGTTTGTCTTCCGGTCTTCCGTGAGCTAAGACTCTGACATCAGTATGTAGCCCTGATGGGTCTTCTGTTGTATGTTTAGGATTGTTAGGAGAATAGAAAGGATCAAGGTAAGATATATTAGTTATAGGCTCTGTCCACTCTGCAACCGGAGGGTCCATCTGAGGGGTAGTTCCCGGAGTGCTCATACCTCCAGAACCACTGCACACTCCCACTGGAGCAGAGTATCTAGGCAGATCGGAATCACCCCCTTTAGATACAGGAACCCAGTATGCGTCCATACTAGCTGCAGCAACACCACTTTGCTTAGGAGAGTTTGTTAATTGTGATCCCTTGGCAGCTTGTGAACTAGCATTTTTCTTTCCAGCAAAGCCTCCTGAACCCGCATTTATACTGGCGGTCATAACCTCGTTTGCACCAGCCTGTATATTTTTTTTATGTTGCTGCTGGGCTTTTATACCAGCTAAAGCTCTATCCGCCTTACCTTCGGCAATTGCCATTTGCTTAGATAATTTAAGTCTATCTCTTTCTCTCCTCTGAATTTCCTGTCTGTTCTTCCCCAGTATTGACAGTCTATTAGCGTTGTACTTAGCCATCTTACCAAAAGTGGGACTAAAGGTGCTAAGGGTATATGAAGTTGTTACCCCTTGTCCACCTATGCTAATGCTAATACTAGTAATGCTTGGGCCGAGATCACCTATCCATTGATACATTGGAAACTTTTGGAAGCTAAATGTATTACCAGCTACAGTAACACTAACAGTTTGTCCCGCTACATTAGCAAAGGATTCAATGGAACTCTTTATTTCTTGACCAAGCCTGTGTCTAGGAGAGCCAACAAATGTTATTGAACCCTTTTCCCCTACTTGCATGTATGTAACGCCGTCTTGTGCTTGCTCTGCAGCAGCTGCATCCATCACGGTATAACCGCCAAAGTTCCAAGGAACGATGTTGTCTGCAGCTTGAAAGGCTACTGGGCCAGAAGGGCCTTGATAACCATAAGGTCCATATCTGTCCGTATTGCTTATCATCGGCACTGATGCAGCATCAGGAGTTCTTCTTTTGATACAAGCGGAATATGCATTGTCGCCTATTTCACCGGCTTCGTTATTCTCGGCAAGAGCATTAACTACATCTTCGCCTCCGGCAACAACCTTATTTATTAAAACGAGATTGCCTTGTAAAATTGCTGGAGTTCCAGTCGCATCTTCGACTATAGAACTTAATGTAACCAATGCAGCAGGTATATCGTAATAATCAACAATCTTTTCATCAACTGTAGCTTTTATAAATAGGTCATCATCGTATACAATAGTATCGTCGGGGCTCTTTGGGAAAGCTCCAGTAACTGCAGTGTCGAAATATGCAAATGGTAGAACAAGCTGTTCTTTACTACTGAAGAAGTCCAGTCCTGTAGATGGGAATGGAAGAGTCAGTACATCTGCAATGCCTCTAGCAGGATAACCTCCATTAGAAGTGGGATTATCGGAGTATGTTATTTTGCCCGAGTCAGCGTCTGTTTGAAAACACACAAATGGTAATCTAACTAGAAACTGTTTACCATACAGTTCATTTGCAAAGTCGGTAATAAACTCATGAATTTTTGTTAAGTCCTTACTGGCGTCACTCGTAATATCGTTCGCTGGATCATCATTTGCAACAAGAGCATTCGGACGAACAAAACCGTTGCCGACCGCTTGTACTGCTGGGCCATTGGGGGCTCCATTACCTTGGTTCGCTAAATGAGGATAAATTGCAATTATTAAATCGCCTAAGTCGGTTTCGGGGGCGCTCAAGGCATATTTTTTCCAAGTGTCAAATTCTCCTATTGCAGCTCTAAATTCTGTTTCAGTTATATCAACAGTGTTAGCCCCAAGAGCGTTTATGAGATTAATATTAAGAGGTCTGAGGTCTACGGTTACAGTCCACTCGTCTGTTGCCGCATCGTGAGTCGCCGCATTTAGCTTTCCTTCCGAATCATAACCCCAGTGTTGTATGATATTGTTATTAGCTTGAGAGGTAGTATTAGGCTCACCCTGTTCATATACGGTCTGTAAATATCCACCGTACAAAAACGAAGAGGTGTTTTCGTTTCTTAGTTCTCTACCAATATCTCTTTGTGTAACATCAATGGTTGCGTTAGCAAGGTACTGATCTATAACGCCTAAGGTTGGCTGTTGTTTTCTTTTAGACGTTCTAACCTTAATAATCTTAGTTAGAGATGGTGTAATCAATAATTCTACATAATAATCACATCCGGCAATTGTGCAGACATTTGATATCATATTCATCAAAGTGTCTTGAGGGCCAGCTAATCTAAAATATTCAGGCGCAAATGGGATATCTGAAATATCTACATAATATGAAGATCCATAGCCATTTCCATTATAGTCTGCTATTACCTGAGCATCAAAATCATCTGCTGCAATAATTCCCATAGTAGGACTACCGTATATAGGGTTGTTACCTCTATATCTAGCAAAACCATAAGGAGAAAATTTGGGATTAGAAACCCCACAAAGTAACGCTTGCGTAGCGTCTCTCAGGAGATTGTATGGAGTGCCTTGATCATTATTATTTGCACCTCCAAAAGCTCCTGCAGGAGACCCAAATGAAGCCCCATTAATAAACTGTTGGGCGCAGGGATACCCTAAACTTTCTAAGTATCCATAAGGATTGATTAAGTTAGGTATGCTGCCGACATCATCAGCGTAGTCAGATATGATAACTGTCAGGTTTTCTAGGAGAAGCCTAGGATCAGCTATAGATACGGTATAAATTTGACCAGAAGGACTTTCTTTCAAATCCCAAGATTGTACTATGCCAGCAAACTCAAAGTCTTCAAACCTAAAGTAAACGGGAGCACCAATAGTTGGGGTTTGGAATCCGGGATCTTCTTTGGTCCAATAGGCTACAGATCCGGGTCTTGGGTAGTATACCTTTTTTGTTCCAGTAGCAGGCTTGCAGGTATCTCGTATAAGAGTAACTGATATATTACTCTGTTGACCATTCCAGCCCATATTCATAGATACAGACTGGACGGAAAGCCCTAAGAATAGGGTTTGGGTGAATGAACTATTGTCACATGATGGCATTTATACGTTGTCTCCTACCTTATAATATACTTCTAGCTTGGACATTCGGTATAAATATATCCAACATTTCTAGTATATCTTCCTGTTTTTACATCAAAGGACTCTGTGTCATTGGTTTTGAATATAGCTATTTCATCGTTGTACCTGCCTGATATTGATTTCCCATGAGAATCTATGATTGGACCATAATCCGGGGCTCCTAGGAATGGCTCGTATGTCCCACCTGCGGAAATAGCTTCGCCTGAATCTCCGGGCTGTGGAAGTACGACCGCTTCTATGCTTAGCTCCTCAGTATAAGACGTTTGAGTTCCTATGTCCTGTAATACTGGGCCGAGTTGCCTTCCTAAGACCTGTTGCTCCGCAAAAACTTGCGATGGATTTGTTCTGGTAACATTGATGGTTTCAGATAATACCCCGGTGTTCAAAGGAGCTTTTGTTGTATAAGTATAGCTATAACCTATATTACCTTCAGCGATATTCGTATTGTAATTCGCAGATTGTAGATTATAATCTATAGCAGGGTGGACAGCTCTTCCGCTTGCTACACTTTTTATAAATTCAATTCTTCCAGTCTGAGATATAGCTATATAGTTTTCTGCATTATCTATAGCAGTAGTAGCTTGGCCGCTGAAAAAGCTAGCGGGTGAAAATGCTGCGAATCCCTGCACAGTTCCATTGATAGTAAGCGTGTTTGTTCCCTCCGAAGACCAGTCGTAAGACACATCCCAACTATACTCATCTCTAACAGGAAATCCGCTAGAAGTAAAATCGGTACCAGACTTATCCATCCTTAGAAAAGTATCTGTTTGACTAAATGTTCCTGCTATTTCATCCCAGTCTTGACTCCTATCTTGTAGAAGGCATACTATATTTTCCCCTGTCATGAAGAACCCATCAGGAACCGAATCTCCGGGACTGAACTGTCCTGAACTATCCATATATTTCCCAAAGCCAATTCCTGATGCAGTTGCTGGACATCCTCCAGCATTAGTAGCGACATATGCGGCAGCATTTAACAAGGCCTCGCCAATTGGAGCTTCTCCATCAATAGCTTCAAGACCAGTCGCATTCTCAAGACCTTTGGCACTTATCGTCCTAGTAAGAGTTTCCGTTCCTCCTTGTGCTTCACCTGCATATGTAAAAGGTTTCTTTTCGATAGAACTTGCATATGTTGTAGTTATGCTTTCTAGACCAAGAGTTCCACTAACTACATCATCAAAACCGGCAGTGGTAGTTGGGAATATAAGCTCTACAGTATAGCCCGCTGTTTGGGTAAAGTTATCAGTGCTGTCATCCATGGTTAGACTTCTAACTATGGGATAACCACTTATCATATGTCCTTCGCAAGCTCCGCTTATTTGAGCTACGAATAGTTCTTTTTGTGTCCCAAACGCTTTAAATATTTCATTCTTTTCTCTAAATACAGATAAAACCCCACTGGTAGAATCAGTAAATGTCGCACCATCTGAACCAGTAGGAACTATTGTTCCATCTAGTGTAATTGACCAATTAACACCTATTAGAGCATTTGGACTAGTTGTATTTCCAACGAATCTTTCTTGTTGAATTGATACAAGAGGGGCGGGCATAAGCCGCTTATTATTATATGTACAATGAGTTGTTACTAAAGCCATTTTATTATCCTTAAGCGGGTTCCGTTGCGTTGAAGTTTCTGATCGCATCATCTATTGCTTTATTCATTACATCGCCTTGCAAGGCCTTCAATGCCTCTTTTCCTATTATGGTCCTCAATTGATCTGCAAGACCTCCTGTATTTAGTGTAACATTAATAGGGGCGACTGCAACATTAACAGTAACTTGATTCAAACTGTTTATAGCATCAACAAGAGTTCTGATATTTACCCCTTCTCCTCCTCCACCGGCTGCTCCCATAGCTCCACCAGCTCCCGCTCCCGCTCCCGCTCCCGCTCCGGACATCAGGTTAGCAGCTTCATTTTCAAGATTACTTTTGTTAGGAGGCAAAAGTTGGGTAAGGTCAAGATTACTTTTGTTAGGAGGCAAAAGTTGGGTAAGGTTATCCTTGTTATCTAGTGCAGCGCGTTGCTCTGGAGTTATGCCCGCTGCAGGAGTAGGTGGCACTTTCTCTAAGGTCGAGGTCCCTTGACTTATTGCTCTTTGTGCAGCTGGAGGTAATTGATCAAGTGTTTTAACTTCACCGCTTGGTAGTCTAAATCCTCCCTCTGGTTGGGCAAGTGCTGGTTCATCCGCCCCTATACCTAAGGTTCTTTCTAGAGCTTCTTTTTGAGACTTTATCAGTGTAAGGTGTCTACTGCCCTCAGGGTCTTGCCCAGTTGTCTTAAACGCAGCCTCTGCTTTTTCAACTTGCTTGGCTAGTTTGTCCCTGTTAGCCCGCATTGTTTCTTTCCTCTTAGCAATCGAGCTTGCCGAACCAGTGAACTGTCCTCCAGCAACAGCTACTCCGGAGCCTACCTGAAATCTTTCTGGACTGTCGATATTAAAGCCGCTGACATTTCGATTTCTAGCCGCATAGACTTTACCAGATCCTCCTGTTGGGTCAGCCGCAATACGCTCTAGTTCAACTCGACTAGCGTCAAGTCCACCCTTCTCATCCTCTAAGCCTTTCCTAATTTCTTCTGGACGAAGATCTTTAATTAAATCTGTCTTTGTTAATTCTTGATTTTTAATCTGTTGTGCAGTAGCAAGACCTCCACCACCTGCAGCCTCAAAATCTTCTTGAGAAACTCCGGGTAAATCTTTATTTGTTAACCCTCTAGCAAATCCTAATCCCGGCTGTGTGGTATCTACTGGAGCATTCATTTCCATCGCTGCCTCTGCTGGCGATCTTGGAACTTTTTCCTCAGGTTTGGCCGCTTGGATTTTTTCGGCTATCTGTTGGGACTGTAATAACTCACGACTTACACCGGCCTTACTCATGTCGCTTTCAGTGGCCCCTTCTTGTATCATTTTATCTCGTTGTTTCTGTATCTCTGCAGCACTGCGAAGTTTTTTACCTCTTACCGCATCGAATTGAGGAGCATCTAAATTCACACCCATTTGTTCTACTAGAGCCTGTTGAGCAGGGGTTGCACCGGCTCCTCCAGCTCCACCTTTAGTGTGTAGTTGTTCGGTCCCTCTTTTCATTTTCAGTCTCAACATTTCCTGTTCTAGGAACGCTTTGGGGTCAAGACCTGCTTTAGCTGCACCGCCCAAATTACCTGCAGCAACTCCAAGTCCACCAGTTGGACTTTTTAATCCGGCTAATTGTGCCTCTGCAGCATCCTTCGCTCTTTTTAAGTGCTCTTCGTTTCCACCTAAAAGTTTAACAATCTCCATGAGTAATTTCTCTACATAAACATCATGAACATAGATACTTCCCGGCCTCAGCATTGCGGTAGACATCTCCTCCAGAGGTTTCAAAGCAGGATCTTCGACTCCCGTCGCAGCGTCAGTTGCTGAGAATCCCCCTTGCTCTCCCAAAATCTTATCTATAGTCGAGCTTCTATCCGCCGGATCTATTTTGCCCCCAGCTATCAGTTTGTCAATTTCATTTATGGCTTCAAGGAATATGGCCATTTGAGTAACAAGGTCATTCTCAGACATTGACGTGGTCATACCAAAACCCATTGCTTGGCCTGCTGTTATTCTGCCTGTAGCCTGCATGTCTTCAAGCTTTTGCATTACAAGTTCTTCCTGTTTCTGT